TGATAACATTATAACCTAAATAAATCTGATTTAAACCTGCATTACTAGCATACATATTAAATTTCGCATCATTGCTCATAGGATAATTAGTCCAACTATTACCGCTATCGTTAGAATATTGTACAGTTACTTGATTAATTTGTATACTATCAGTAATAGCAGTAATTCCAGAGCATAAAGCATCAGCTGAAACATAACAACTAGTTCCTTTATTATTAAATTCATAATTTGCAGGTAGTATACCTTTATTAGATATTAATCCAGTAACTGATAAATTACCATTGATAGTAGTAGTACCATTGATAGTAGCATCACCATTAATAGTAGCACCAGTTAAACCAATATTATTAAAATGAGCATTACCGTTTTGATATATATACCAATAATTAGAACCATTATTACTACATATATCTTGAACTTTCACCCAATTACTATTATTAGCATTACCTAAATATAAATCACCACCACTACCTCCAATTCTAGCTCCACTATCAGGAGTTATAGTTGTAATACCTGCAAGTCTAAGTGTACCATTACTTTGTGCACTATTAGCATTAAACACAGAATTATCAGCTATACCAAGATAAATAGTTTTATCAGAATGAGTATATTTAAGACCAGCCCATTGATTCCAATCCCAACTAGTTTCACCAAAACGAATAGCATTACCAGTATTGAATATTACTTGACCATCAAGAGCACTAATCCAAGCAGGACCAGAACCATTGCTTAATACTATAGCTTGATTTTGACCACTACTTCTAATACTAGCAGTGGAATAAATATCACCTACAACATGAAGTTTATAAGCAGGTGATTTAGTTCCAATACCTACATCTCCTCCATCAAAAATAAATCTAGAACCTCCAGTTTTAAAATATAAACCGAAGAATGACGATATTGAAGTATATGATTTTCCTGTTTCAGTACTATCCATACAGTGACGATAATCGATACCATACCAAGGATGTGTATTATTACCATCTGACCAATCTTCGTTAAGACTATCTGTATGGACTAAGCCTCTAACATTCTTCATAAATCCACTTACATTCCCAGTACCATCAAAACTTTGACCCCAAATACTTCTAGCAGTTTGGAGTTTAGTAGCAGAAGCTACATTATCATGTAAATAAGCAAGATAACCAACCTGAGTTGCAGTAGTAGTATTTATACCATGCATTATTCTAATTCTTCCACTAGTACCTATATCAAATCTAGTTCTCCAAGTAGAAAAACCTTGTATATTAATTATGTCACCATAGGATTCATGAAAATTATTATGTCCATTATTAGTATGAGCCCAACCATAAACTCCAACTCCATCCTTAGTTACAGATGCATCATCATATCCGCCTCTATATCTAAGAAATGAACTTTCATGATAACCATCAACAGTATCTGCATTTCCAGCATTACTAGCATAATTAACACTAATATTACTAACACTTTTTGTTGTTCCACCAACTGTTATACTAATTCCCTTATCAGAGTTAGATAGAGCAGTAAGAAGACCGTTAGCATGAATACCATCTAATTTATCAGAGTTACCTACAGAAACATTAGCAGGTTTTATAGCTCTAAGAGCTGAACCGTTAGCTTCCCAAGCTGCTAAATGAGTTGTAGAAGTTAATTCGCCCGCCCAAGTAACATGAACACCATCAACCTTGTCAGCATTTGTAGCATAAGCACAACTTCCACTAGAAGTAATATAACCAGTATCATTAGTAAGTTGACTTACTTTTGTAGGTATTTCACTCTTCTTAGCGTAATCTGCTAAACTTTGATGAGAAGTAAGATAAGTTCCTAAATCTACAGCAGTTCCACCAGTAGCTGCAATAGTTTTAGTAACACCGTTAATCTTTACACTATGAGTATGACTAGTTGCCGACTTACCACTAAGAAGTGAATCTACACTACTCTTGGTGTAATAATTACTTAAACTCTGATGCGATGTGAGATATGTAGCACCCTTCGTGAAGGTGATGGTCTTGCCGCTCTTTGTAACGGCAGTAACGGCATTTCCACTTCCGCTGACTGCTATCGCATTCACGTAACCATCGAGAGACTGATGAGCCGTGAGGAACGTACCCTTCGCGAAAGTAATCACACCAGTGCTTGCATCATAGGTTGCACCAGTGAGGGCATTTCCGCCAGTTGGCACAGACACGCTGATACTAGGAACAGCACTTGCTACATTCTGAATCTCCGAATAGAGCTTTGCTACTGAGTATGCAGAAGCAATCTCTGAAAGGTTTTCCGTAGTAAGCCTGATAGCATCAGCATAAGCCTTGACAGAGCCATTGAAACCACCACCGCTTGATGATGATGTCCCAACACCATAGGCAGAAACACCACCACTAGTATAGAGGTTTGCCACCTCGTTAGTCGTAGTGTTCGTAATCTTCAACGCCTTATTGGTTGCATCATACTCCATCTTTATGTTGCCGATGGAGATGTACTTTCCGTCAGGCACGATGATACTTCCGTTAATATCGGCAGTACCGTTAAACGAGTTACCCCAAAGCTTGCGAGTATTCGTGAGCTGGAGAGCCTTTTTCGCTGAACCGCTTGTAAAGTAGCCCTGCAAGGTGGTGATACTCGTCTTGTTGGTGGATATGCCCGAAGCGTTCACCCCTTCTGCCTTTTTCGCTCTTGTTACCTCGTCAGATATAGACTTATTGATTCCATCAACGATACCACTTAAAGTGTCTGTCTGCGCAATATTGGCGAGGAAGCTCACCACCTCGTTCCACTTATTGATAACGCCGTCCGCAGTCTCCTCGTCAGTAGTTATAAGGGCGTACCAGTCATAGGCACTATCCCAACAAGTTACCTTCGTTGATGTAATGCCGTCCAATACAGACTTATTGCTATGAGTATGCTTTGCTGATACCGCACCATCCCAAGCCGTCTGCTTTGCAGTAGTAGGAATAGAGTAACCCGAGGCAAGACTAATGGCAAACGTACCGCTTGTTGTGATAGTCTTAGTTGCGCACGTCAAACCAGTAGGAAGGGTAAGAGCTACAGATGTAACAGTACCCTTATTGGTAGTATAGCCCTTTGCATCAATCTCCGCTTTGGTATAATAGCTTGCGAGAGACTGATGAGCAGTCAGATACCCTTTATCATTGGTAAGCTGGCTTACCTTCGTGATGCGGTCAGTGATTTCTGTCCACTTATGGGTATGCGCACTAGGTGTGAATGTTGATGGCTTACCCGTGATGTTATTCCAAGAGAGATTAAGACCGCCAAGTTCTGTGGCTATGTTGTCAATTCGGCTGCTGAGAGCCTTTATAGCATAGGCATTCGGAATGCTAGTCAAGTCCGCATCCGTATAGTCTCCCTTTATGATTCTCGCATAGCTGATTACGCTTGCATTCAATCCGCCACCGCCAGTAGTACCTGCACCTTTTCCGTATGCGGTAATACCACCAAGAGCATAGAAGTTAGCAGCCTCCTTTCCTGCCGCATCCTTGGATAGTCGAAGGGCATTGTTGGCACTATCATACGATAGATAGATTCCACCAATTTTTAAGCTACCTTCGGTTGTCACGTTACCCGATACGTCAAGATGAGTGAACGGCTTCTGTGGGTCGATAGACAAGACGTTTGCCAACTTTGTCGTATCTGTAGTTCCGCTTTTCCATATAGGAGCGAAGAGAGCAAGCTGAACACCAACATTATTCTTGTTGATAATGAAAGATGTCGGGTCTGCGTGCAAAATACCGTCTGCGTCCCACCAAAGGTTTCCATTTGCGAAATAGCCTGTTCCGTCAAAGCGCAAGAGGGACTTGGCAGCAATTTTCTTCTCTTCCTCTGTTGTCGTGGAGGCTTGCTTGTCGATAGCCTTTCCACCTAGCCAAAGGGCGATGCCATTCTCCTTCGTGTCCGCTCCATTGATACCTGCGGTAACATTTCCCTTATCGTTACGTAAGGCTATCAATGTGGAGAGGATAAGACCACCCTTGACTACTGTGTCTCCATCAACAAGAGCAGCCTTGATGTATTCAAGACCAGCCATATTAGTGATGAGCTTAGTATTGAGACCATCAAACAGATTAGACGTGATATAGTTGTTCGCCACACCCAGCTTGTCGTAGAAAGCCTTATAAGCATTCGTGAAGTTGGTATACTTCTGAGCCGCAGCCGCCTTGATGGTAGCCTTTCCATTTGAATCAGAAGCGTTGTATCTGCTTACGATGTCAGAAAGATAGGTAATGAGTTCATTTTTTGCGCTATCGAGTGTAGCCTTAGCTGAAACCAAATCCGTTTTATAGGTCGTTTCATTACCATCCTTATCCAACAAGAACTTAGAGCCAACAACATTATTATACGACTCAACGGCTGCATTATAATCATCCTCCAGTCGCTTGCTATCCTGTGCGATAGCCGCAATCTCCGAGCTATCCAAGTAGCCATCAGAGGTAAAATCATCGAAAGCCTTCTTGTTGTTAGATACGGTCGTTCCGAGGGTATTCAAGTTGCTCTGTGTCGTCTTAATCTCTTCTTGCGCCTTCTCAGCAGCTTTCTTGGCTTCCTCTGCCTTCGTGTCATCGGTATACTTGCTAGCCAATTTCCAATCGGCAATATCGAACTTTTCTCCTTCTGCCTTGGCGGTGGAACACTTCAAGATTTCATTCTTGTAGGTACTTCCATCGCTAGGATAGGTGGCATTGACCCACATATCGTTCACGTCGTATGGGGGAACTGGCTGTGAACCGAAAATGCGTCTCTTGTCTGCGATATACTTATCCAAGGTTTTGCCATCATAGGTGGACTTTATATCCAATTCTCCCTTGATGGTAACTTTCTTCGTCTCGCTATCAAACTTGACATAGGATTCACCCTCGTAGTTATTGGCACTAGTAGGTCGGTCTCCGAAGTACATATCTCCGTAGACGTGGAAGAAAGCCTTGTTCGTGGAATGGTTCACGCCATAGTTCACATACTCCTTGTTATTAAAGGTGTAGCCGTCAACTCCGTGATAGAGTGTTATGCAAGGGGAATAGGTGTCAACGGCAGAGAATACCAAGCAACTTTGCCTTGTGATGTTCGTTCTATTACCGCACTGATTCAGAATGTCATCAACCATAGGCTCATCGCTGGCTGCGTCCTTGTCGATGTCCGATAAATCCACATAATGATATTTCTTGCCATCTATCTCCACTGCCTCGGAAGACACACCGATGACTAGCCTCCAATAGTAATGGTTGCCTACGTTATGATACTTTCCTGCCGTAAGATTGAAGCTCTTGCTCCTTGCTTGGTCTCCAACCTTCCATTTATTCTCCACCTTTGAGCCATCTTGCTCACCAAGGAAGTAGCATCTGTAAGCCTTCTGACTAACACCATCATAGGTAATATTCACCTCCTCAACCTTCAATATTCGGTTACTGCCTACTGGGGTGATGAACAATTCACCACCCAATGTGTCTGTATGCAATATTTCCAAGGTCTCGAAGATTGCTTTCATTCTGACTTGTAGATAATCTGTGGTTAGATGGGTGTTATCTAGTTCGTCAAGAGTCCAATCCCCGTTCGCCCCGACCTTCATTCCCTTCAAGAACTTCTGGAGCTTTTCCCAAGTGATAGTGCCTTTTGCAATGTCATCGAACTGCTTAGATATAAAATTATCACTTCCGTACTTCGCAATGAGTTTTCTTAGCTGGGAAACGGAATATCCACCTCCGTTACCGCTACTTCCTCCGCTCGCAATAATTGTCTGTACGTCTTCTTTGAGCTGCGTGATAGTGCCCTTAATTACTTGATTGCCTATTGTAATCGACTGAATAAAGTCGTAATCAATATTAGTCGATAGCTTCAACACTCTTGTCGCAAGCTCATATCCGTGTCCGTCCTTATACGTTATACTCTGACCGATTTGTAGTTGAGGGTTATCTTCCAAGAATACATCAGAATATGATTTAACCTCATAGTTATTCAAATCAGAGAGTAATCGCACAATCTCCTCCTTTGCTTTCTCTAACAATCTATTTTGAGCATCCTCGTAATAGATAGTATCAGCCATTGCAATATTATAGAGTACCGTGATATTACACTTCAAAGAAGGTTTGCTTTCTCCACGAGGAATGAGCATTTCTGCTTCATTTGTAGGTATAATGACCTCATTATCCTCTTGATAGATAATTTCGTAATCACCAGCCAATACAGAGAAATTACTATCACTAACATCATCTGACGTATGCGAGGATGATGCCTCTTTATGATAGATAAGTTCAAAGCCTACATATTCGCCGTTAGAGCCACGACCAGCAAGTGGAGTAGAAAGCGCACCCGTATTAAAGTTTGGTTCAAATGAGCATCCGATATTCTTACCATTGATAAGCAAATCATCTGTAACCTCAAAGTCATACCAATAATGAGTAACGCCATCATCAACTGTTGTATTGATAATTGTCTTTCCTTCTACTTTTTCTGTAGCAGGATAAGCCAATTTCATATACCATACTGTAAAGGTCTTATATTCCTTAACCGAGCCATCAGCATTATAAGAAATAGGTATTTTCTTATTATTATCATCAAGCACATACTTAACTCGCCCACGTACATTATATACATAGGTATTGAGCGAAGGATAAATCTGAGAAAAATCAAGCACCTTCGTAAAGAGAGGTTCTTTCGTTTTATCCGCTCTAAGGTCAAGGGTAGAATACTTATCAATAGAGTAGGAGCGTTCCTTTCCGTCTATTAATATTGTACCATTGCCCTCATCTAATTGCAGACGAATATCGCCAGATGAAACATTCTCACCTTTGCTATTTACTTGTGTAATATTTCTAGTACCGCCGAAGATAGAGAAAGCGTTATAGTAGCCTTCTTTGCTATTATTGATACTTGGTACACCTACATTCTTTCCAACCTCTAAAACGACAGGAGTTGCACCGATTAAGACCTTACCGATGTAGATAATTTCATCATCATAGTCAATATGCCATTCGCAGTTATCTCCAATAGCATTTGTAATTGCTGTAAGTGCAGAAATAAAATCGTTATCGCTGAATGATACATTGACAGTATTTGCCGTTACATTTGAAAAGATAACTTTCCATCCGCATTCGCCAAACATTAAATCCTTGTTAAGGAAATCTTTTATTTTTTCGCTAAGTGCAGATGTAGTACCTACGAAAGACCATACATTTTGCTTTACCTCTACATTCTGTGAATTACGAGTATAGATAAAGAATGGGGTCTTCGATAGAATCATCTTCGGATGCTGGAATTGAGGAGTGTACTTCCAAGAGCATTCATCTGATTGAGTAGGCTCATACGATTCCAAGAGAAGAAACTTCCTAGTAACCTCTCTTACTTTATCAATCTTATATGTATAATTGATATACGCACCAATGGGCAGAATAACCTTCTCAGCAGCAGAGAAAGACAGAGAAATGTAATCTGACTTAGACATTTCCTGTTCTCTCTTAGCCGCTGATGTTACTTCTGCTTGCATCAGCAATTTATCGTTAATATCATATATCTTAATCATAACTTAATTCTATCATTCGGGTTATACTCCGTTAATTTGAGTACAAATTTACCTCTTTTTAGACCGTAATCACCAAACTGCGAGCATTGCGTGTAAACAAGTTTAAAAACCCTCTTTAGGCGAGGAACTTTCAAGCAAAATTCACCCGAATAAGCTATCTTATCAAGGAAAGCCTCATACTTCTGTAAGTAATCTTCTTCTGAACTACCTTCAAGAAAGAAAGAGATACTTACTTCACGCTTATCTTTCTTTACATACTTCGATGTAGCGATAACCGATTGTCCATGTTCCAATCGACTATCGTTAGTTACATAGCTTTTTACTGGGGCTGGGGTCAGCAGAGCTTCTCGCCAACCCCTTACCAATGTAATACCGAAAGTATCAAGGTCAATGTAAGCAGTATCCGCTTCATCGACCAATTTTATAAAAGCATCATTCTTCATAACTTAATACTTATCCTTCATTAATTTATACATACTTGCGATGTCTTCACGTATCAATATAATAGGGGCAGTATTCTTATTGATTGCTTCCAACTGCTGTAATCCTTGATACTGAATATCTCGCATTTCAGAGATATTATTATATGTCTGCTCAGCATAGATGCGCAAGAAAGAAACATCAACTGCGATAGCCTTACGAACCTCATTACCTTGCTCTTGGGCAATTTGCACCGCATAACCGATACCGATAAGGCTGCTTGCTTGGTCTGCGGTGATAGCTTCGATAGCCTTGCCCGTTGCCGTCTGCTGAGATTGCGCCTCCTTATACCCTGTTATTGCAGCAATATTATCTCTTATCTTTAAACCTTCATTAACGATGTTATCGTACTCTTTTTTAAGAGCATTCAAATCATCATCCGAAAGCTGTCCCTGCTTCATCTTATCAGCCCACTTTTCATAAAGGACTTTAAGTCTCTTGTTTGCAATATCATCAACGGCAAAGTTAAGCATTGACTTATTGAGCATCGTTGTGAAATCATTTGCGAAATCTTGCGCCGATTTACTCATATCCATAAGATTGCTAATAAAGTTGTCCTTTAACGAATCGAAGGTTGTCTGCGTAAGATTCTGATTGATTTTATCAGTCAGCTCTTCAAGCTTCTCGGCAAGGTCGGTATAATTCTCCCAATATTCAGTTTTATCATATTTACCTTGGTCGGTCATATTCTTCCATACATCTTGGTTGTATGTGCGAATATCCTTCATCTGCTCTGGAGTGAGCTTATAAATATCCTCCAAGGAATTTACCTTGCTTATCGTAGAATTAACATAACCGCCTCTTACTGCTGATTGCTGTGCCAACGTGCGATTGATAGCAGCATAATCCTGTGCCGACAGATTCCAATAATAAGCATTAGAATGATGCGAGCCATGGTAACCCATCTGTGCTTGAAGAATTTCCATACTCTGCTTATTGATTTGCTTCTGTGCATCATAGGCTTTTTGATAATTGCTGACGGCACTCATTCCCGAAGTCTTATCAATCGAACTCTTCAACTGCTCAATAGAGTATTGCAATCGCTCGTTTGATTCTGTAAGGCGATTCGTAGTCTCGGCAACCTCCTTCGCATTACTTCCATTGCCGATACCAAAAGCACTACCAAGCGATTTGATAGCCCCTATGCCGTTAATAGCTGCCCCGATATAGTTGCCCGTAGCAAAGTCTGATGCCGCTTGCGAACCCTTATTGAAGGCATCTGCACCACTTTTAAGCTTCTTTCCAAGGTCTGAATCACCGAAGCCGAGAACATCAATCAATTCACTTGCTTCTTGTAGCTTCTTAGCAACGTTACCGATGCTTTCTGCCCATTCATTAGCAATCTGCTTAATTGACTTTCTTGCCTTATCTTGTGATACATTTGCATCTTCTTGTGCCTTCTTTACGTCCTTTGTTGCCTTTCCGACTTTTACCTCAGAAACAGCGAGCTCATCAAAGAGTTTCTTTAATTTTTCGAGCTGTTCGTTGCTGAGATTCATCTTATTCTCATTAAAGAGTGCGCTCTTATTCTGAGAGGTTATCTTATTGGTGCTTACAGATACCCCCGTCTCCGCAAAGACTTTTTGTATAGCAATTTTCGTAGAAGACTGCTGTTCTTGTGCATTATATTGCTCTACTGTAGCTTTTCTTAATCGCTCTTGTGCATCAGCAGCCTCTTGTAAGAGCCGATTATATTCACGCACCTTCTCGTTAGACCAACCCCATTTATCGGTCTGCTCAGAAATAGCATCATCAATCTTACCAATCTGTTCAGATACAACCTTCATATCATCAATATCAAGAGTACCCGAACCGAGAAGGTCTTTGAGCTTTTTTCTTAGGTCTTCGAGATAAGATTTGCTCAATCTTCCCATATCAGAGAAAACAGAATCCCAGTTGATAGAATCCTTGAAATCATTAAAGTTGAGCTTCTTTAGCTGCTCTTCAAGGTCAGTTTTCAACTTTGCTTCCTCGAAAATATTACCCTTTGCCCTTGCTTCTTTGATTTTCTCGTTATATTCCTCAACGATGGCGAGCTTCTGCTGTTCGAGATTGCCATACTCCTTCAGGTATTCACGATATGATTTTAATTCATCAGCATAAATCTCATTATTATATAATTCTACAGTCTTCTGTTCAATGATGGTGTACTGCTCGGTAATCTTCTGAATATTCTTTGAATCAAGATGTTTCTTATCATCCCAAGTCTCAGCCTTACCACCCTTTGCCTTGATAACAGATTGCTGTGCGTCAAATTCAGCTTTCTGTCGGTCACGCTCAGCCTTGATAGCTGCATTCTTTCGCTCTTCAATCTGCTCAATTTCTTTGGATAGCTCTCTTTTGCGCTCGGCAATGACCTTTTCTTCGCCTTCTTTCATCGCCTTAATCTTTGCATCGGTTACCTCCTGTTCCAAAGATTGCCAAGCTTTTGCTCTCTCATAAGCATTCTTATAGATAACATCATCAAGCTTCCCCTCTGCTGAATTAATCTGCTTTTGCTGAGTAGCATCCTTCTTTGTATCCGATTTTGCTTTATTCGCTAGAGAACGTTTTGCTGCTTCCTCTTGTCTGATGAGCATTCTCTGTTCACTATTCTGTTGGATTTGCGTTCTAAGAACCTGTATTCTAAGTTCGCGCTCTGCGGCAATATCCTCCAAAGATTGAGTATGCAATTTAGTTTGCTTCTCATGTAACTTAACGAGCTGTTGCTGCTGCTTTATCTGAAAATCGTATTTCTGCCTAACAAGAGCCTTTGCCTCCTCAATGGCTGCGATTTTCTCCTTTCCTTGCAAGGTATATATCTTATTTTTTACCTCGGCAATTTTTCCTTCAAGTTTATATTGGGTCTCTGCGTTTTTTTTGATAGCAATCTGTGTCTCCTGAATCTTGCCTGCAAGGGAAGCCGCTTGCTTTGCCTTTGTAAATATTCCATTAAAAGCAGGCATCAACTTTTTTGATAAATCATCATTCGCAAAAGCATCATAAGCGGTCTTAACTGCGCCTATTGCACCTGATACACTCGTTTTGAATGCACCAACAACTGTTTCGCCAGCACCTTTAATTCCATCCCAAGTTTTTTTGAGACCAGCAGTAAAGGTGTCCCAATCCATATTTAATACACCTTTAATGGTAGTTCCAAGACCACCAATAAGGTTCACCGCTGCTTTAACTGCGGTTTTAAACGTCTTCACGAAGTTATTACCGAAGTCACGAAGAGGAGCGTTTGGCTTAGTGAAGCACTTGTACAAGTATTCTCCAAAGATAATCACAATATCTGTGATAGACTTAGCAAGAGAACCAAAGTAAGCCATCAGCTTTGTATAGACCTTCTGACCCTCTGCGGATTTAGTCATCCATGTATGCACCGCCTTGAAAGCAAGAGCGATTGCAGCAATTACCGCACCCACAGGTGTTGCACACATTCCCCATAGAGCCTTCGTTACAGACTTGATAGCGGTAAGAGACCCCGTTACGGGAATACCAAGAGCCTTGAAAGCTTCGCCGACCTTACCAATCTCACCTTGCAACTTACCATTGGCAGTCATTACATTGATGATACCGTCTTTAAAATCACTTAGACCAGACTTTGCTTGTGCGAACTCCTCACTAAAACGCTGACCGATGGAAGAACCGCTTACTTTTGCTTTCAGCTCATCAATAGGTTGAGTAATTTTATCTTTTATGCTCTGTCCGAAATCGGAAATCTTCTGCCATGAATCGGAAATCTGATTACGTAATCTACCGATAAAAGTTTCTTCGTTCTTCTCACGGATAGCCTCTTGCAAAACAGAAATATTATTCTTTGTCTTTTCTATCTCAGACTGTAGTTTCTGCAAGTCTTCTTTCTGCTTTTCTCCAAGTGGCTTTCCATCCATCTTAGAAGCTTCTGCTTCTAAATCTTGCAATTTCTGCTTACTCTCATCAAGCTTAGAAGTAAGTTCTGATAATGATGTGTCCTCAACGTTGATTTTAACAGTTGATGTTGCATCAGACTGAACGATGGTTGAACCGCCCTGAATCTTATTCGCAGCTTCGAGAAGAGCATTGTATTGCTGAAGGTCTGCATTAAGTCGCTGCTGTTCTGTTTGCCAATCATTGATTTTTGATTGAAGGGCATCAATATTTTCCTGTGCTTTCTCTATAAGCCTATTGTAGTAGTTAGCACCATTTCCTGTTTCGTTATCCGCAGCAGAAAGATTGTTCATAGCATTCTTATAGCTCTCAATCTTTGATTTCTGCACTTCTATTTTCTTCGTTGCTTCCTCGATATTTTTAGCAAAATCAGTTGCATCAAGCTTATTTTGAATATCTTCAATAGCCTTCTCATACAACTTCATATCTGCTTTCAGCTCCTTTGTGCTCTCGGATTGCATTCGTTCAATCTCAGCACGACCCGAAGCAACGGAAATATATTGCTGCAAAGCTTCTGTCAGATGTCTAGTTGCCTCTACGTTCTGATTTTCCGCTTCGGCATTCTGTGTTGCCGCCTCGGCATTTGCTACGTGAGCTGCTGCTTCTGCTGATGTGGCGGTTGCTGCCGTTGTAGCCGTAGCCCCTACAGCAATATTCGTTGCGGATTGAACACCATTTGCGCTTGTGCTTGCAACGGAGAAAGCACTTAATGCTTGGTACGCACCATTTACCTGAGAGATAGAGTTTCTTACACCATCATAAGATTCAACAAGCTCTTTTACATCACCTTTCGCCAATTCCAAAGAATGCTTTTGAGCATCAATTTGCTTGGTAAGCGAACCGAATGCCTCTGAGCCTTTTTCAGTCTTAGCTAACTGCTCGTTAAGTTTACCGATAGTACCTTCAATGGTTTCTACTCGTTTATTGGCGGTATCAATCATTTCAGGTACTAACTGAATCCCCTTCGTAGCTTCATCCATAGCAGATTTAAGAACCTGCATAGCCTTGGTGGTCTTTGTTGCAAGGTCTTCATCGGATTGCGCCACATCGTTAAGTGCCTTATTCATTCTCTGAGATAAAGCTTCTGTATCAACGCCGACACGATTCAAACCATCACAAAGCTTATCAAGTGATGCTTGAATATCGGAAATATCCATCTGTCCGCTGATTCCAAGTATTTCATCTGCTGCTGCCATATTGTTTGCTTATTTATGTGATTATTACATCATGCCCATAAAGAAATCATTAGCAGAAATTGACTTATCTATCTTATGATACTCTTTTTGTGGCTTCTTTTGCTGTCTGCTGCCTTTTCTCGGTTCATCCTTGGTATTTGTATTAAAGGGCGGAATCGAGCGGTTAAGCAGAATAATATTAAGGTATGAGCGATTAAATACGACCTCCTCGTAACTCATACGAAAGTACTTCATTACTTCTCCGATTGTTGCCCACGGGGAGTCGTTTTCGGCTCCGTCATTATCTTCGTCTGAGTTAGGAAAGTTATAGAGGTTAAGAAAAAATTTGCATTGAAAGAACCACTTATAAACTTCACAAGCTCATTGAATGCCATAATATCAAGGTGCTTGCGTATATATCGCCCCCATACCTTGCGTGCCCACTTCTTTCGAAAGGCGCACACGATAAAAATCTCGCTCATTAAACGAGCCGTCTCAGAGTGCTCAAACAAAAGAGGGATGATATTCATCATATCGCCTTCTTTCCATGTTGGTTCTTTGATAGAGTTACCGAATACACCCATTTCATAAATCTGCATAAAGGTAAGTGGCTTCACTTTAAAGCGAAACATACCAACCTTAATCTTTACAGATGCCTCGGAAAGCGTTTTTGCTACCTTTTCCTTATCTGATGTTTTCATATCAAAATATGTTTTATAACATAAAAAGCGGTGCGGCTTGGGAAAGTTCCCTTACCTCACCGCCTTTTGAAGTTTAATTTTAAATCATATAAAAGATAAAAGCTTTACTTACTTCGCAATAGCCGCAGCACTAATATCCTTTGTGAGGATATTGCGATGACCGCTCTTCTTGTCACCCTTTGCATCGAATACCGCCATCTGACGGAACTCAATGTTAAGATTAGGAAGTCCACTCTTACCGATAGAACCACTGCGAGTGATTGTAAGTTTCATCTTAGACCACTGGAAGGTACGAGAAGGAATATCATCCAAATCTTTTGTTACAATCTGTACAGCCTTGTAAATCTCGGTTTCTTGCGGAAGCTCATTCAACCAAGCATCCTTACCACCAGTACCAGAATCCTTTGTGTAACCAAGAAGCTTCGTAAAGTTTTCTTCCGAGAAATCGTATGTCTGCAAGGTAAAGCCCTTTGTTGCTGCTGATGTAGTCAGCACTGCGTAAGGGTCTTCTGAATCCTCAACCTCTACATCCGATGTCTGTGCCGCTTGGTCGTTAAAGCTCAAACTACCAGAAACGACAGCCTTAATTTTGTCGCTCCATGTGGTTGGGTAGCCGCCATTTTCGACACAATCGGCAAAACTGAAGCTTTCCAAGCCATATACACCATTCTTTGCCATAGTTTTATTCTTTTAAATTATTATACGTTACATTAAATTTCATATTGACGTAATAAGTGTTATCATTATCACGAGTTGGGCGAGAGATAGAGTAGAAATCAAAGTAGCAGCCACCGAGGTAAGTACCGTCACCAAACAAAGAAAGAATCTTCTCCGAGTAATCAGAGAGTTTCTTTATGTTAGGTAAGTTAGATGAGGTCTTAGGGCAATGAATATTCAGATTCACTACACCCTCATTAATGGCATCACTATACACAAAGGGAAGATGATTGATGGCGATATAATCACCAATAGCCAACTTCTCGGGTATCTCATACTTAAAGATACGCTTTTCCTCTATGCCTATTCTCTCAACATTTTCATTGAGATACTTAAATAATGCCGTAACGGCTGTATCACCGAGTATCATATCTAACTATCGCTTTTAATCATTTCAGCTACTTCTTCAAAAATCTTCTTCATTTCGTCACGAAGGAAATACTTAGTAAGATGTAAGACATTGTAACCTTTATCCTCTACATATTTTCCGTAGTTCATGCCAACCACAATGACGAGAGAGTACCCTTTGGGTGCTACTACACCTTCTTTCTGTGCATACTCACTGAGTGCAGCACTTACGCCTTCCTGTCCTCCTTCCGCTTCTTCTGCCTTTGGAATCTTACCAACTGCCGAGGTAATGAGTTGCCCATCAAGGTAGAGAGCGAATGAAATTGAGTTCTTTAAATTTGCAGTTCGGTCTTGATAACCTTTGTTTTCTTTAGAGTAGGTAACTGCTTCTTCGGCAAGTTGCATCAAACGCATATTAAGGTAACTGATAATCTGCTGCCTCTTTTCGTTCAACCTTTTCTGTAAGGCTTCACGACCTTTGATTTGTAATTCAACCTTTGCCATATTACCGCCTATTAGAGCCAAATTCTAAGATAGCGTTTCTTTAAGGTTACGAAGCCTTTAACCTCCATTTCCTTATCAATCGTGCCATCTTTCTTGGTTATCCAAACCTTTTCGCCTTCCTTCGGTATGAGAGGGTATTTTGCTTTTGAGAGAGGAGCATAGATTTCGTGCGAATACACGTACTGCTGCCCGTCTGTCAGAGTGATAATCTTCGCCTGCGAATTAGGCAAAATAACGCACTTTCCAAAGGTTTGCCATTCTCCTTCGGACTGTTCGATAGGATTTCCGTCCTCATCAAAGCCATCTTGTGGAGCACCTTTTACTTTAAGTATATCTTCAAAGTTCATACGCTATCTATTTGATTACCATACCTTCACACTCTGAACCCAATAATCATCAGAAGTACTATCAATAACAAGGTCAGCATCCAATCCAGCATCCTTCGCAATAGATTTAATCATCTTGTCAATGAGATTCTTGTCGTTCTTGTAACTCTGAGAGATACCGCCAACATTCTCACTTGATAATGGATTCATCTTGTAGAGGATACGCATAGCCGCATAGGCTACGGGTTTCTTTACCGCTACAGAGTATTCATCAGCCACGGATGCCGTGATGCTAAACTTATCAGCAGCATCAATAAACATCTTCTCCAAAGTCTCATCAGAGGTAGAGAAAGGCTGAATCTCGCTTGCTATGGCTTCTGAAATTGTCATGCTAATCTTGTTATCTTATGAAGTTTCACTTATTAAATCAATATATCCATAACTGAGGGTCAGTGCATTAAGCACCAACCTTCAAGATAAAGAAGTCTTCGATACCATCGAATACTGGTTGCATCCACATTTCGTTGGTAAGATGATAACCCTTCTTATCTCTCCAATAACCGATAAGGTTGTTATCGTATGTAGAGTAAGAAACACCATCAACTGGGTCAATAGCCTCCAAGCACTCTGCGCACTTAGGTACAGCCACCTTATCGGCACACATCGCAACAACTCGGTTATCTGGGATAAGGTTAAAGACTGTCTTGTCAGGCAGCTCAACAAACTTATCTTCATCAATCTGAATTGTTGGCAAGAGGATAGAGCGCAGATAGATATTCATCTGGTCAACGCTAATCATCGGTGCAGTAGGATTGATGGTAATCTGACCAAGGTTCAAGCGGAAGGTGTCCTTAATCTCCTTTGCCTTACACATTGCGAAGAATGTGTTCTCAGACATACGAAGACGCAGAATCTTACGACCCTTCTTGCGAGCCTCGTCCTTCAACTTCTTAATATCCTCAATAGGAGTTGCGTTCGCCTCACCCCAATTTGTGGTAGCAGAGAGCTGCTTGACACCCAAATTAAAGGTATAAGATACGTTAGCCTTAGAGTTATTGGTACGTGATACAGTCTGAGTACCCTTGAACAATCCCTCGAAGTACAACATATCAATACGCTTATGAGGAGCGATAACCGCAAGCTCAAAAGGTTTGAATGAGTACTTGATAAGTTCATCGTACTTAGCATTGAGCTGTGACTGTGTATAACCGCCACGTCCCGACATATCATTATACTTACCCTCCAAGAGGTGCATCTGGTCGAGGTAGTCGTTATCGAGCTCCCACTCATCGGCGATACGACCGATAGAGCCAGTAAGCTGACTCCAATCAGGCATGGTATGCAATGGACGCTCTGCGTTCTTAGCGACAACAGAACCAACCATAGCAGCAGCATAGGTAGCCATATTTGCCTGATATACCTTTGCAGCACAATACTCAACAGGCTTCAACTCGTTCTTCCACTCAGCCTTGTAGGTGGAAGTCTTCATGTATTCGTCAATGTAGGTCTGAAAAGACTTTGGGTCTTGCAGATTTTTCAAAATACTATTCATAATCTATAATCTCCACTTTTAAAGGTTACTGAATTTTGAACAAAGCGATACCATTTGCTCTGATACCTTCCTTAATCTCATCATTGATAGGATAAGGGAGTGAATCTTCCTCTACCTCCATTACCTGTAAGGTAGGAGTAGCTGCGATAGAAGACTCTTGGTCTCTTACATCGAGAGTATCGTATGAAAAGCCAAGAAGTACGTCCTTGGTCTTATCGTAATCCGATACAATCGCATTTGCGGCAACTTCGTTAGCGAGTTCTGATACAGTTAATGTATCTACGCCATCGGAAGAAGTAATTGCCGAAATGGTCGCACCAGCAATCTTATCATTAACCTGGAATAAAGAACCACTAGCAATCTTTAAGGTTGTAGCAGCCTTAACAGCCTTCTCTGTAACCTTTGCAGTCTTTACAACCTGCGCTTTACCACCAGTTACAAGTCTGAGAACTGTACCCTTCGCTACAAACTTTAAAGTAGCTGGAAGGTTGGTGCGGTCGAGGTCATAACCACCCTGTCGGCGAAGGCACTGCTCTTCAAGCCAAAGTGCTTCCTTGATATCCTCTGGCTTGGTTCTATGCAAAAAATAGCCTCTGTTTGACATAATTTTCTTCTTTTAAAGAGTTTAACATAATTCATTGATAATGCCTTACTCCTTTGGAGCATTACGCTCCGAGAAGCCTTGCATTTTTGTAATGAAATCATTCTGCTCGTCTTCGGGAGAGGTTGCCTTGGGTGCTTCAACAAAATTGCCGTTTGCTACAAGTGACTGCTTCAATGCTGTCCAATCATCGGCACATTGCTGTGCGAGAGTTTCAAGATTCTCTTCCTTGTCGAGCTGATAACGTGAACGGAACTGCTGCGGAACGTCCTTCAATTTTTCGCTCTTACCGAAAAGGTCATCAAGACGTGCTCTTTCTTCCTTTTCCTTGTATGGGGCAATGGCGGCGGCTACAGCTTCGCTAACTGCTTTCTGGGTACTTTTGGTAGCCTCGGCAATCATCTGCTGAACCTGCTCTTGCGTAAGCCCTGTTGGAGGTACTGGAGGAGTAGGAGGAACTGGTGGAGTAGGCTTATGGTTAGGGTCGTTAGGGTCAATCCATCCATCGAATTTCTTCGTTGTTTCACTGACCGCACGATTGAATGATGATTGCATCATACCAACATAAGGTTCAACTGCCGAGATAGCACTCGTTACATCCTCGTCCTTTGACTCATCTGTTAGACCACGACTTGCAACAATCAGGTCAACCAGCTTTGAAAGTTCATCCTTCTTCAAACCATACTTTGCAAATGATGTTTTGGCAGAAGCAAGCACTTTTTCTTTTATTGTCATAGTAATTCTGTTTTAAACGTTAATAAATAAATAATTTCTGATTGCAAAATTACTATTTCTATTAGTAAAATAATAATAAATAATAGAAGCTGTGTAAACAAATGCTATTTTTGGCGATTTTCTTGCGGTCTAAGCGGTTTTCTTTTAATTTATGTATAGTTATTAAGAAACAAAAATAAAAGGCAAGATAGCCAATATTATTGGTTACTTTGCCTTGCGTTGTATCATATCTATCTTTGCCTTAACCTTCTTCGGATTCCTAGCATCGTGATTACTCAATCTTACCACATGATACCCGAGCCGCCATATACCCGAAGAGCGGTTACCATCCTTGCGCTTTTGGTCTTTGGTAAAATGGTAGCCACCATCGAGCTCAATAATCGTTTTTATCTCGGGCAGATATATATCAGCGAAGTATAGCTTTCTGCCCGTGACTATCGGTTGCTGTGGTATCACCTTATATCCTAACAGAGTGCAGATTTTCGCCGCAGCCTTCTCCGCATCGGTTGTATGTGAAAGTAGGTCGCAGCGAATCTGATATATGAGTTTCTTGGATAGCATTATTTATAATACTTTTTGAAATTCTCTTCGTTTGCGAAGTATTTTCCTGTAGTAGATGTTACTTCTTGCTTGAATTTTTTAACGCCATTAGCTAGTTTATTAAACTTATCTTTTGGCATAGCACTCTTAATAATAGATACGAATGCTTCGTGCGCTTTATCTGTTACATTCGGCTTTAATATGGCATTAAAAATGCTTCTATCATCGCTGAAATTTATATTTCCAGAGATATTTTCTCCATGATTTATCGCACTCATAATTTTCGTTACATCGTACGTTGCATTTTTGAGGAGTTGATGCAAATCTTGTTTATCATATTCACTCAAATTGCTTATAGCACTATTTGGCGAGTTTGTCTTCAAGACTATATTTTCATTTGTCCCTCCCCCGATTGCGCTCTGCGCAAAGGTTCTGCTTGCGGCAGCATTTGCGCTGCTCACGGTTCTTGTACCGCCACTTGCCTTACTCATAATCTTTATATTTTTAAATGTTAAACTTATTTTTTCGATGCAAAGATACTATTTATATATCAGATATTGAGTACCTTTGAAACTTCCCGTCTAAACTATTTACCTATCTTCTCCGCTCTTTTTCTTTCCAATCTTTAAAGATGCTTGATATGTCGCTTCTTCTTTTGCTCTCGCTGCGCAGGTGTTAGCATAAAGTAAGCCTGCGTCTTAGTCATTACCTTAATGATAACGTCTTGCACCTTCGAGTATTTCATTTGCTCTTCTTTATCATATCTATCTCATCCTGTAGATAGAAGATAGCTTTGCTCAAATCCTGCACTCTCTGTTCACGCTCTGAGAGGTTCATTTCCTTCTTTCCTTTACGTAAAAGATACTTTACTGCCGAGCCGCAGTTAAAATCAAGGTGTCGGCAAATATCAATCGGCTCTATGCCGCAGAGTTCCTTTAGCCAAGCGTAATGGTTAGGGTGATTAACCATTTCTTCCTTTTCCTCTGTGACAATAGTACCATTTTTTGCAATCTCTTCAAACTGAATTGGAATATTCTTTCTATATACAAGATTGTATTCGTCTGGTATAATATTGCATTCTACAATAGCTCTACCTACCTTGATAACTTTCAATCTGAGAGGGCAAATATTGGCTAGCGAATATCTTTTTTCTCCGATGTTATAAACGTAAACTTCTAGTCTATCATTTACATGGACTACCATACTAGGCTCTATTGGTAAGGTAAATACCAACCCTTCACGTATCTTCATTGATTCTATCATAATTCTTACTTTTTAAAAAGTTTATCAACAACTGATTCATGTAATTACGGATGCATACATCTTACAACCCTTGCTTCTGTATTATTTTTCTTCTGATACCTACAAAGATTGCATTCAATAGCACCGACTTTATTTAGAGCGTGCGTATATCGACCACATTCACCGAAAGGGCAATCTGTTGCATATTCAATACCGCCGTGAATAAACTCACGTACCTCATACTTAATTGCCGTATTCGGCTTCTTTTCTTTCTTTTGGTATAACATATTATCTTATCTCAATTTTGATTTTATAAATCGACTTCTGCTTCAAGTTTTCCGTGCCATCAAGCAAAAGATGAGCAATGATGTCATCTACGGATTCGCTGATAGCTCTCTTCGTATATTCGTGATAACTGCCGTCTTCTTTTTCTTGATAGACGTTTACAGAGCCAGAGCTATTATCTGTGACAATAACCCCATTATCGGCGAACTCTAGCTTAAAATTAAGTTTTTCCATATAATTATTTTTTTTGTTCCATGAAATGTTTTTGTTGTATTAACATCATTCTTGTAATCAGATTCTGCATCTTTTCGATGATATATTTCGGTGTCTCCGAAGTTCTGATAAAGAAAGGATGCTTTCCTCTCTTATGCTTATTGAAGAATAATGTATCATCTTCACCCTCTATCTTTACAGCAATCATGTACTGACCGATGAAGAGGTGGGCACTTCCCTCTTTTCTCTTTCGAGGTGTGGTGTACTTGATGCCGTTCTCGTCTAAGAAAGACATCAGCTTCTTTAATTTCGTTTCATTTTTCATCTTGCATATCTCCTATAGTTTAGTTATCGCTTAACATTTTCTCAACTTCATCATCGTATTCGTTTCTCTTGCACCAAGTAGTTAGGTCAAAGATTACTTCCGCATCCTTTCTAAAGCTTTTGTATAAGCTCAGATAGTTTTTCTTTGTTTGTGCGTAAGCCTTTCTCGCCTCATGGGAAAAGGCAAAGTAATTTTTAAAGTATTCCGAATGTATTGTGATAACATCGGCATTCTCGCATTTTTGCATCATAAACAGCGTTGCTTCTACGATAACGACTGCCTTTGAAGCGCAATAGATGTGATTCTTTTCATTTGCTACAACTTCTCCGTTCCTTATGATGATAACTGAAAATTTTCCTGTTGCAAACTTATCTTCATAATCACAACTTACGTAGCACTCATATCCAACAAGTTCTTTTGCTGGCGTGAGGTAAGTATCGAGCCAATTTTTCTTTTTCTCCATTTTGTATCTCCTGTGTTATTATATAATCGGGTGGGGGCGTATGTGCGCCCGTTAGTTAATTCTTTCTTGGGGCTGTCGCCCCTATAAGGGAATAAATTAAATTAAAGCCATCATCCCTTATTTTATTATTTTTGATTTTACATAAACTACATTTTTACCTCCTTTCTTCTCATACCATGACGAGATATTGATATAGCATCGTCCATCTGCATACGATAGATATTCGATTCAATGGAAAATGCACTTCTATTTTTTGCGCTTATCACTATTATAGAACCTTCAAAATCCGTAATAGCCATATTATTGGTACATACCTTTGCATCGCACCTTACTTCCTTGATTCTTGTGCGCTTATTGATGATACCCTTGTTTACAAGCTGATTTGTAACTTTGAACGCTTGGTACATCGTACCATAGATAACATCCTTGATTCTGTCATAAGATAAACCTTTGTTATCACTAAACTTCTTCCTCAACATACGACTTTCACGTTTGAGAGCCTTGCGAATAGTCTTCGCATTTCTCCCATTCGTCCCCTTATTGTGCGTATTGATTACGTCTTCTTGCATTCTAACTTGGTTCTCCATGACAATTCTTCTCAAAAGGTTTTTGAGGGCTGGAAATGTCATCTTCGTTAAATCATCCTTGCGAAGCTTATAACTATATCCATTATTTGAATGTATGCTACGTGCAATGAATCTCTTCTTTCCATTTTTCTCTTCAAAACGGAAATACCCTATCTTGCAACCATATTCAAGTAGTCTCTTTAATTTATTATTGTCAATATGCAAAAGCTTGGCGCAATGATTGTATGACACAAGATTAAGGTCTGATGAGCGGAATAAGAGCTTTATTTTAAGAAGCAAACAGAAGGCATCCAAGCGATTCTTGTCGCTCAGAGCAAACTTAGCTTCCTGTATTCCTATTCTTATTCTTTTCATCATTATATATATATTAATGTAAAAACCAAACAGATGAAAGGTGCTATCAATCATTCCGTTTGGTTTATTATATTGAACCCTTTCACTTGTGTTGATTGGGCATATATGATTCTTTTCTTAGCTTGGAAAATAGCACTTTCCTTTTACGCCGCAAAATTATAAAGAAAAAATGAGATATTCACTTAAAATCTATTAAAAAACTAATAGTGAGTATTAATAAACTAAAAATAGCTATTAGGAAATTTGGTAGTCTGAGAGAAAGTTATTAATTTTGCGGTATCAAAGTTAATAAAATAGCTTTTGATACATATAATTAATGTAGATATTATTAATAAATTAAAAATAGGAGATACGAAAAATGAAAAAAGAAAAAGACATGATGAATCCATGTAATTGGAGAACCGAAGATGTAAAAGATGCGGTACAAGCAGCAATGCTTGCCGCTAGTGGAATTATTTTAGCGTATGCTGTTATCTGGCTCGCTTACTAAAAAAGGAGGTAATATGGAGATAGTAACAACATTAGTTAAGTTCCGTTGTCGCAAGGATAAAATGATGGAACAGTCAAAGAATGCTCAGATTTTTCTCTTTGAAGGCAAAGAAGGTAAGACAAAGGTATTCGTACCTAAGTCAAAGTTAATTATTAAGGAGGATGCAATTAGTGATAACTACAATCTTTGCATCATACCTAAATGGGTATTCCTTAGCACAAAGAACCTTTCGCAGAATGTTGAGTTGGTAGGAGAAACGCAACACATGGAGGTTCTCAATGATATTGAAGATTAATAGTATATATAGTAATAATTATTTTGTTTAATGTATTAAAAATAGGAGATACAACAATGAACACAATGGCAATGAATTTGATGGCACAGCCAAGAGTAGCAGAAGTAGCGGTTGCAAAGCAGCCAGAGTTGAAGAGTGATAATATGAATCAGTTCTTGGATTTTGAGACATCCAAGGTACAGATTCTGACAATCGACCAGCTTGAACGCACGGAGAAGGAGAATGATGTGTACGGAAAGCCTTTGAAGGGTATCTATCACTTTGACCTTATTCATCAGGTGGAAGACTTGTGCGAGAAGCACGGCTACAAGGCTGAGATTTACGACCTCTTTGCGGCGAACAACAAAGACCGCAATACTCCAGGTGTTACCCGTTTGCCTGAGAAGGAGGCTTTGATGGGTGATAGAGCTGTAGAGGCTCATATCCTTCGCCGAGTATTCTGTAATATTCGCTTGCGTGACTTTGATAAAGGAGAGGGCAATGATGAGATTACAACCAATATGGCGGTATCATTCCATCAGAAGGGTATTCAGTTGGGTATCGGTAGAAACGTAGTTATCTGTCACAATCAATGTATGCTTAGTGCTGAACATTACGCTGCTACCTACTCTGACATCAATAGCGGAAGAGGAGCTTTCAAGCTCGATGAGCTTCTTCAACGTACTGATGCTTGGCTCGCTAATCTAAGAGGCATCATAGATGCCAATGATGAAATGATTGAGCGTATGAAGAATCGTGAGATTAAAGCACAGGAAATGTTTACCATCATCGGTATGCTGACCTCACTCCGTGTTGCTGCTGAAACGAAATATAAAGGCATTCGCAACCCTCAGGTCATTCCTCTCAATCAGGCACAAATAGGTCGCTTGACCGAGAAAATGATGATTGCCTACTACGAGCGCAATATTGTTACCGCTTGGGATTTATACAATGCGGCTACCGATATGTATAAGTCAACCCAGCTCGACCAGCCAATGATTCTTTCACAGAACTTGGCAATGAGTAACTTCATTCAGAATAAGTTGATTTAAAATATAACTACATAAGATTGAATATTGAAGTCATAAGAAAGTCGTTTTTTGAAGAGCCATAAAGCCGCCGTGAGGTGTCGGTTCTTTCTCTTAGAAGAATTATTTTATTCAGATTTTTAAAAGGTTATTTTTGAAAAATTTCATCTTTTAGCCCTACAGCGGTAGGGCATTTATATCCCGAGAAAAACCAATCGCACGGTGTGCGTGAGCTGTAGAATAGTGGTTCCGACTTCTTTTAGTTAGAATAGATGTATGTATTATTTTCCATGCTTTTAAAGTATATGCGAAGATACTCCGTAATAAGCAGCTCTTAATAAGCGGAGGTTGGCGAGGGTTCGATTCCCTCTCTTGGGACTATGTTTTTTAAATATATATAATATGACAGATTTTAACGGAAAATTGAACTTGCTGAAGCTCAAAAGAGCTGGCATAATGCAAATCCAAGGTCGAACTGGAGTACTTCGTTGTTTGGTTATTCCTGTTGAAGATAATAATATCTTCGTTACCACAGATGAAAATAATCATCCGAAGGCTGCTTATATCGACCTTACTGCTTGGGAGCTAAAGAACCCTAAGTATGACGAGACCCACATGATTAAGCAGTCGCTGCCTAAGGAGGTTCGTGAGAAAATGACAGATGAGGAGAAAAAGGCGATACCTATCCTTGGTGGTTTAAAGCCTGTAATTTTTGAAAGTTAGAATGCGGCTTCTTCTTGCGCTGCACCTATTGCACAAACGCAGAATTCGGATGATTTACCATTCTGAGCAAGAACTCTCTTAGAGAATGGTTTTAAATTAGTTTTAGATTATTAGAAATATGAGAAGTAGAACGAGTAATTGGTTTGAGGTAGGAATCCGCTATCAAAAGACCCAAGAAGATGGTTCAGAGAAATCTGTGACCGAAAAGTATGCGATTGATGCCTTATCCTTCACGGAAGGTGAGAGCGCAATCACAGAGGAAATGGCTGCTTATATTAGCGGCGAGTTTAAGGTTAAGTCAATGCAAGAGGCTTCGTACAGAGAGGTGTTCTTTTCTGATAAGGATGATGATGATTACTGGTATAAAGCCAAGTTACAATTCATCCTCATTGATGAAAAGTCTAATAAGGAGAAGCGTAGCAATGTGACTTACCTCGTACAAGCAAAGTCTATGCACCGAGCAATCAATAACATTGATGAGGTAATGGGCAAGACCATGATAGATTACGAAATCATCGGTCTCAGTAAAACCAACGTGTACGATGTCTTCGAGCATAAGACAAAGGAGGAGAAGGAACAGAAGTCTAACGAAGAAAAGAAGGAGGAGTAAATTATGGCAAGACCTAAGAAAAATGGCGTAGAACAGCCTTTGAATTTGGATGGCAATAATATGCCTATGGAGAATGAGAACGCTCCGCAGAACCAAGAAAATGCGGCTCAGCAGCAAAATGAGGAGCAAATTGAGGAACACGAGGAAAAAGACGAACTCCCTTTTGGGATTGAGGATGGAGTTCCTTCTCCTATTGATAATGATAGTAATTCATTTGTTATCTATGCTCCAAATGATATTGAAACTCGTAAGGGGCGAATGGAGGTGTTAACGGGCATTACTCTTAAAGAGGGTTATCGTGGATTGATTGTTCCAATTACATTTAACGCTCTTCATGGTTTGCCTACGGAGTCAGATTATCGCCTACAGCACTCCGATGTGATTTCTACGCATGTAGGGGAAAAGGAGATGGTAAGACTTGTACTCTCCATCAATGATGAAACAATGATACAAGAGCAGACGAACTTCGGTTCACGCTCTCGCTACCTTATCATTCCGAAGGGCTCTCCGCTTGCCGTTCTTTTGATTTTTAAGCTGTAAAATATATAATTGCGGATGGAGGTCTATTCTATAGTATCTCCTTCCGCTCTATTAAGAAAACTATGACAGAAGTTGAACGTAAAATGCGCAGAAGTAAATACGGCAAGACCTACTATCAAAAGCATCGTGAAGCTTGCATCGAAAGAGCCAAAGCTTGGTACAATGCTCATAAAGAGTATCGTAGGCTGTATATGCTTGCGTATAATGGTAAATAGTATTTTTATATGGATGAGTTGGATAAAATTAAAGAGTTGAATACTCAATATAAATTGCTGCGAAATAACGGAATGGTGGTAAAAGTAGACCTCGTAACCAATGTGGGAACTTATGTAGTAAAGAACCCTAACATTATTAGCAAGGTGCTTGACTTACTTATCCGTGAATCGCAGAAGCAGATAGAAAGTGAGGTGAATACATGATAGGATTGAATGATAGACCAACAAGAGCAAAAAGGGTTGTTGTGGTTCAGTTAAAAGACAAAAAGCCTGAACCTTTCCTTACTTGCCCAGAGATTTATTTAAAGTACGATAAAGAGAAGATTGGCATCTGTCTTAATGCTCTATGGAATGCTCTTGCTAAAGATGGTTGCTACGAGAATAAGAAATGCAAAATCTCTTATCAGAGTATCGAACAATTAAAAACATTGGCATGGGAGTAGGTAATAAAGGGTGTTGTGTACTAAAATATCCTCATTCTATAGATGATGGATTATTAGCTCTGTACGCACAGGGGCTTACCATACCCGAAATTAGTAAAAAGGTAGGCATACCTTATGAAACAGTACGGCGGCGACTAAAAGGAAATGGAGTTAAACCTGCATCACCACGATTTATCGCTAAGTATGGTGAAATCCGTTTTTTAGGGCGTTTTCGCTACTGGAGCGAGGAGGAGGAACAGAGATTTATTAGATTATTTCCCTTTCGTACAAATAAAGAAATTGCTAAAATCTTCTGTTGTAATATCAGAACAGTTAAGAATAAGGCTATGTCTCTTGGGTTAAGAAAAGATGCCGTATGGTTGCATGAGTATAGATTATCTTCCATGAAGATTGCTGCCATTATATCCAAATCAAGCTCTAAGAAGTTTAGGTTTAAGGAAGGGAATAAATTCGGACATAAGTTTAAGAAAGGGTTTAAGTACGATAAAGAATTTTGGGAGAAATATAGAAGAGGTGAAGTAGCTTTGCCTTGATATTGAAAGAGAATATGGTGTTTATGATAAAATCAAAAAGTATTATTAATTATGGAAGATATTATAATTAAGAAAGATGGTAATTTCGGTTTTGATGTATGGCAAGGAGACAGACATAGTAATCATCTTGGATATGATGAAATGTTGGGACTTGTTTCAGCCTTAACAATGCCAAAAAATAGACCTTGCCTTCAATGGATGAAAACTAACGAAGAATGGGAAAGACATGATGGTATTCTTGCAACGGTTATAAAGCAGCCTCTATTTGAAGGAATGCGTAAATGCGAGATATGTGGTTGCGAGAAGCCGATAAGTGAATTCTCTAAGTCTTACAAGCATCGTTGCAAAGCTTGCCAAGCTGAGGTGGTGCGTAATAAAAGAAAGGAAAATAAGAATGCAAGAAACTAAGTATAATAATGATGTACCTTACGAAAGAGTGGTGCTTAGAGTGTTAGAAAACTACTCGAAGATGCAAATCAAGCTAACTCGTTACCAGAAGAAGGTCAAAGAGCAAGGTGAGTTGCTTAATAAATTAAACAACAAACACAATGATTACGAGAAGGTCGTAGCTGAGCGTGATGAGCTTCTCCAAAAGAATAAAGAACTTTCTCGCCAATTGAAGATTTACGAAGGTGTGCGTAAATACTTCAATGGTCAAGTCTCAAAATTAGAAACTGATAAATAATATATCAATATGAAGAAGATTTTATCTTGGTGCGGTTCTCATACTGAGCTGCTATGTGCATTCTTTTTGTTAGGATGCTGTATCAGTAGTGCGGTCAAAGATGGTTGGTCTGTGGCGATATTATTCTTGCCGTTTATCGCTATGTGGATATTTACCTATCACTTACAGAAAGAGATTTCCCGTCTTATTAAGAAGAATGAAGAGCTGAAAGAAACTAATAAGCAGCTCGAAGAGGCTTATGAGGATAAGACTTTAAAACTGAATAGATTTATGGATTTTAAGTCACTCTTTTATTATAGATACCTCTTAGCGCAGAATGATGTTAATTTATGCAAGAAGAAGATTAGCTGCGGTGACTATCTTTCAAATAGGAAGTATTATGAAAATATGATAGAGTTCTATCTTAAAAAGATTTTGGACAAGGTTGTGTAATAATGAAGTACGATGAGTTTTTAAAGAAGGAGAGCCAGAAGAAAGGCAGAAGCAAACCACGGCACATTGAATCGCAGATTCAGATTCAGATGGTGAAGTGGTTTCGCTTGCAATATCCTCGCTACATCATTGCCGCCATCCCTAACGGAGGACAACGAAGTGCGCTTGAAGCGAAGATTATGAAAGGTGAGGGCGTTTTGGCTGGTTTCTCCGACCTTATTATTATAGTAAGAGAAAATGTCCTATTTATTGAAGTTAAAACTAATGACGGAATTCAATCTGATTTACAAGCCAAATTTCAGTCTGATGTTGAGCGATTAGGCTTTCAGTACAGCATTTGCCGCTCCTTGGATGAGTTTATCTTAACCATCGAGAAATGGTTAAAAGATAAGTTTTCTATGTAAAAATATCCGATTTTCTTAGTTTTGTATTAATATCTATTAAAATATTAATAAAAACACTGAAAAGATTTGTTGGTTTCAAAAGAAATTATTAATTTTGCGGTGTAAATAATTAATAAATAGGTTTAACAATTAAAAGATACAACAATGGAAACAAAGAAAATCGCTCGATTCAGATTTACAGCACTTGCCCATACTTTCGATAGTTGGGATGAAGTCTTAGGTTATTACGAAAGACTTGTGAAGCGTGGTGAATGTGTTGTACTTCCTACTGTTTCATTTTGGGATGGTAAGGTAAGAACCAACAAGTGGCACGCACAGGTTAAAGAGAATGGTAAAATTGAGTTTACAGAAATTAAAAAATAGGAGATACGACAATGATTACAATTATCAATAAATACACTGGCGAGGTTATCACCAAGTACTCAGGTGCTTTGGTTGGTGAATCTACAGAGGATTCTTTTATTGCCAACGCAAAGGGTTCGGGTACGTTCAGAGGACGTTGGAATGCTATCGTAGAGGTATTCATTCCATTGAAAGGCTTGAATGCCACACAATGCCTTCTTAAAAGCCTATACGCAGTGAAGGAATGTATAAAGAAGAAATAATTAACGTTTAAATATAGGAGATACAATTATGGAAATCAAGGTAAATATACCACAAAACGATTATGTTCAACCAACCGAAGTTAGAGAGGAAGTCGTACAGGCAATCTGTAATGCCTTCTTATCTAATAGTTGTTGGGATATTTTTCATCCTTTCTCAGGTGCAAATAATGGTAGCCGACCTGCTACAAGACGTATTAGTTTGAGCAATCCACGCTTTAGTGGACATGCCAACGATAAGGATATGGTTAGAATACATGGATGTGAAATGAAAGCTGCCTTTAAGGTGTTGATGAAGGCTGGTTATCACATGTATAAAGTGTATGACTATGGCTCTTGGATGGGTTACGCTTGCGATAAGAAACCTTTCCGTGAGGGTGCATCTGAGGTTCTTACGTTTAACGACTTTATTGATTAAGCTTATGTTTATAGAATTTAAGGATTTAAACGTAGTATTTAGGAAAAAGTTTCCTTTGGCTATCGTGTATCTTGGTAAGTATGATAGTGAACAATTCTTGAAGAAGCAAGGAGTGGCAAAATCTGGCTCATATTGCAATTTTAGCCCACTTATTGCTATCGTTGATTTTGTTCCGCAGAAAATCGGGTGTGAGATAAATTTTACTAATTATCGCATTCTTAATAAAAAGGAAGAGGAAGATGCTTTAGCTATTTTTAAAAGAAGCAATCTTACTATCAATGATAAAGGGTTTGTTTCCTTCCTTGATTATAAGCAGATTTGCTTTGAGGTAGATGGGAATATTCTTCCTTATGATGATTTCTGTAAGTATCAGCTACCTAAGAATAAGGTATTTAAACTAGTCTTTGATAATGGCTTCTCCTATCATGGCTCAGAACCTTTTAAGGGTGATGCAAAGAAGTATGCTGATACCGCAATAAGGATTGCTGAGAAGATTGGTTATCTTTGGTTTAGTTGGAGAATGGGTTTCACACTTAACAATCTCCTCAACGTAGATGTGGTTTACGGCAAAGACGAAAGTTATTCAGAAATATCTAACACATAATGACTATGGAAGAGATTGAAGAAAAGAAGTTTATCATAGAAGCAAAGGGCGAAGTGCCCTTTGCTCAACGCACTGGTGATGGCTATGAGTTATTCAATAATGAACGAACAATGAAGTTCTGTGCGAGAAGGCAACAGATACTGGATAATGAAACGGGTGAACAGAAATCTTGTTTTGCCGTTTTCTGCTTCGTTAAAGAGGATGATGGATGGGTACAAGGTGATAACTATCATCAGACGGAAACCATCACCTCTTTTGTTAAGGATTTGAATATCTCTCCTTATTTTACCAATGCTGTAAAGGAATATCGTGAGCAGATGGAAATCACTGAAATATGGGAGGTGAAAAAATGGGAATAGGAGCGATTTTAATCATCATAGGCGCATCCGTCATCGCATTGAGCAGCGTTGTTGCTGTTGGCGCAATGAACGGAAAATTAGAAGGTGTGGTAACCATACAAGAAAAAATCTTGATTACTATATTCTTATTCATCTTACTCATAACGGGTTGGGTGCTATTGTATAACGGAATATCAATAATTAATCTGTAATAAAATGGGAAAGAGATTAAGCTTAGAAGATAAAGCTAAAATAGCTAACGGCAATGAACGTCATTGTAGGCAATGCAATCATCGTGTTTGCCCAGATGGTTTGCTTGAAGTATGTTCGGAGGCTTTTATTCGAGGGTACAAGAAAGGCTATAAACAAAGTCAGAAAGAACAGAAAGAACGTATTGATAAGATACTCCACCCTGTTACTGAGCCTTGTGGTAGTAATGCTATCTTTGTCTTTTTCAGAGACGTAAGAAGTGGTGAGTTACAACCTTATATTGAGGATATGAGAATGCCTGATGCAAAACGTTACCAAGATATAGGTTCAATAAGGTTTTCGCCAGAAAAAAACGAGCCGCAAAAACTACAGATTGCATGGTGTTATCCGAAGGATTTGGTTGAGCTTCTTGGATATAACAAGAAGTATGCTGATTTTGAGCGTATAGCTCTTTCTGAAGGCGCATTCTCTTATCCTCGTGAGGAATATGAGAAAAATCTTCAAAAGTACTCTACCGTGCGCTATGAACACAAAAAATATTATCATTATCGGAAATTAAAAAAATAGCTTTGTTATGGATAAAAAAGATACTAGTCTAACAGTTATACTTGAAATCGGTGGCAACCTTTGTGGTATGACCATAAAGGATAAGGATGATAAAGTTGTACTATTCGAGCATTTGTCATTTAGTGAGCAAATTAAGATTCTCAATAGCCTTAGTCAGAATTATAACTGCCTTGTGCGGTTCTTAAAAGAAAAGGAGGGATAAGGTATGAATTTGGTTCTATTTGTATTGATTATCATATCTGTTGGGGTTACTTTCGGATGTCTTGTGCAAGGTAATAATAATAAGGAGAAGTAAAGTATGGAAGCAACTATTTTATTAGGTAATCATAATGATTGTAAGATTGATACGGGAAGATATGTAGAAACGGACGTTATGGGTTGGAAAGCCATTGTCTATGTACCGAGTGGCATTGATAATGAGCAGGTTCAGAAAGCCCTTGATTACGCTTATTCTACTCTCTGTCAGAGTTGCTATATGGAGTTTATCTTGGCAGACAACTTCCTTCTTATTTCTAAGGAGGTCTTTGATAAGAAGAAGGTGTTTAAGTTCAATCTTAAAAAGCACTTTACTGAATGCCAAACATCTATTCGTGATACGATGAAGTTGTATGAGCGAAATATGGATGAAGACTACTATAATGAGTATTCTACTTTTCTGTGGGATTTGATTAAGGATAAGGTTGAGAAGTTACGAAAGATGATTGAGGATAAGCTTCGCAATCTGAAATGCAAGTATAACCCTTATCTCTGCTCGTATGTCATTATGATTCAGAACCTCGTACAGCAGATTAATGATACCCATATACACGTTATGGAGATTACCGAAAGGGAGTATGGAGTTGATATTGCTCCAAGCTACGAAAATTATCGGGCTAAAATGGCATTCACGCAAGCGGATAATTGTCTGTACGACATCATGCACGATGAAGCAGAGAAATTCCGTGACAATATCGTTAAAGATAAGAAGGTTATCGCCGTATGGTCTGATATAACAAGAACTCTCTATGACCCTATCAATGCAAAGAAGGCTCGTTTCTCGGCTTTCTATAGTATGCCTAAGGAAACACAAGCTCTCTATAATTTGAGAGAGGAGGATGGCTTCTGCGAGCCTAAAGAAGGTACTAAGAAATTCAAGAAAGGAGCGTAGGGTATGGAGTTAGATAATATTTACTTCGGAGATTGCATTAACCTTATGCGTGATATTCCTGATAAAAGCATAGATTTATGTGTTACGGATGCACCATATCTCCATAATAAATCGCCACTTAGTCCTACGTATGATGGGAGTGAATGGAATCAGAAAAGTTCCTTTGGAAAATCGGAGCTTTATAAATATGGTGGTGATATGATGGGAGGGATGAGTTGTTTTGGCGAAGAAGAAATAGATAAGTTCCTTGATGCATTAAAGCCGAAAATGAAGATAATGAATGCTTATATGTTCTGTTCGGAAGAACAGGTACCGTATTATTGTAACTGGGCTAATAAGAATGGCTTGATGTTTACAATACTCGTTTGGGAAAAGCCGTTATCTATCATTAACAAAAATCGTTTTTCGCAGAACCTGGAGTACATAGTACGAGTATATGATTACGGTACTGCTCTTAATCGGTTAAATAATAACTTGTATTATAATCGGGTAAAGAAAGAAAAACCGATTAACGGGAAAAGTAAGAATCATCCAACAGAAAAACCTGTCTCAATTATGCAAGAGTTCGTTGAACTGAGCAGTAATGAGGGTGATGTGGTCTTGGATGCGTTCTGTGGCTCTGGTACGCTTGCGATAGCGTGCATTAATACTAACAGACATTTCATTTGCTTTGAGAAGAATAAAAAATTCTTTGATATTGCTAAGAAACGGGTTAAAGAACGGAAGCAACAACAAACAATTTGGTAATTAGTTATAGGTATGGATAGAGAAGATATGCGTAGGCTGATACATTATGCACGTATTCGTGCTAAGCAAAGAGGATTAAAATTATCCCAAATTACCATTGAAGAATGTATTAAAGATATGCAATTTTGGGAGAAAGGGATTTTTGCGTATGCGCCTTTTAAGGTATCTTAAAGAATAGACGGATTCTCATTTTATCTTAATATATATGTTGTATCTCTTTGGGGGCGGTGGTCTCGGCTGCTGCTCCCTTCTATAAGTATAATAAGTTTATCAAGGTAAAGAAATAAGTCTCTGATTCTTAACACGAAAGCTATTAAGCACTATTAATTCCGATTTATTTCTATTAATATCAAAAATAGTTGGAGAAAAATTTGGTAGTTCGCAGATTTCTTTTTAATTTTGCGGCGTTCAATAAAATATCAGTGGTGAGGTTAGAAGCTCTGCCACAAAAAGGTAGGGCGTTTTTTATGCTCGCTTCTTAACGGATTACGATATACGTGTATCGCTTCCCTTGGGTGTATTGTAATGGTGCATCCGTGCTTTCACTGATAGGCATTGAACAAAGGGTAAAGCGGTACACTCTTTTTGTTGTATCAACCCGACAAGTGTTTAACGTTCAAAAATATCAGTTCAATGGACGAAATTAAAATTTTGCACAAATCTACTTTCCTAGGTAAGGAAATAGATGTATGGGGAACTTTTGATAACCCATTATTTCGGGCAAGTGATGTAGCAGATTGGCTACATAACACAAATGTCTCTAATATGGTTAAGAAGGTTGATGAGGACGAAGTGACTAAGTTTAACTTAGGCAGTCGTCAAGGTGAAACTCTTTTTCTTACAGAGAATGGTCTTTATGAGATACTTATGTTATCTCGCAAGAAGGAAGCCAAGCAGTTTAAGAAGGGAGTAAAAGCTATCCTTCACGAAATCCGCACCAAGGGCGGCTACATTGCTTCTTCGGTCAATGATACTCCCGAAGCTATCATGGCACGAGCCTTGAAGATTGCGGATGAGACATTGAAGCGGAATGAGCAAAGAGTTCGTGAGCTTGAAGCTCAGACCGAGCAGCAGGCACAGACCATCGGCATTCAGCAGAAAGAACTGACTGTTGCCGCACCAAAGGTAAAGTACTACGATGATACACTTGCATCAACGGACTGCCTTACCACCACACAAGTTGCTGATGACCTCGGTATCAGCGAAAGAGCACTCAATCAACAACTTTCCAATGCAGGTATTCAATACTTTCAATCAGGTTCTTGGCATTTGAAGGGCAAGTTCCGTGAATGGCAGCTCGCAAGCACCCGAACCTACAATTATATCAAGGGTGATGGTTCTACGGGCACAAAAGTAAACCTCGTATGGAATCAACGTGGCAAGCGTTTTATTCTTGCTCTCTATAACAACGACTTTAATGTGAAAGATGCTATCGCTGAAATCAACGGCGAGAAGAGAGCTGCGCTTGTATCTAAAAACAATCAGTCTAACTTTTAATTGAATAGGAGAAATCAAAAATGGATAATCAGAATATGATGATAGAGGTAACAGTTGATAATGATGCTACTCAGCGGTGTGTCGGTCTGCTTAAAGAACTTATGGCGGTACAGGAGAAGGCTATGAAGTTCTTGGTATCTGAGGGTATTGATGATAGCAATGAGGGTACGATGATTGCCGAGGGCATCGGTAACGCAGTGAAAGCCTTTGGTGGCGTACTGCCAGAGGGTATCTACAATAATGTAGTCGGTATTGAGGTTTAATGTTATGCGTGAATAGGAGATACGCAATACAACAAGGTGTAAATAATTATAGGAGATACAAATGTAAAAGGCAGTACTTTGAAATACGTGCTGCCTTTGTTTTGTTTATATATAATCTCTGTATTTTCCTGTTATTTACAGAAAAAACTATACCTTTGACATGGTAAACAAAATATGAGTTATGGCAAAAGTACAATTACGAATTAAGGGTATTGAAGCCCTCAAAAAGAAACTAATGGAGCAAAGAGAGATAATGATTAATTATCTTACATACGCTATGGCTGAACTAGGTGAGCGTGCTGTCACCTATTCTAAGGATAACAAGGGTTATCAAGACCATACAGCAAATTTAAAGAACACCATTGATTATGCTTTATTTCTTGATGGCGAACTTGTGTGCGTTGGCGACCACGAGGAATTAAATGGAACTGAAAAAGATAAGGCTCATTTTATCCCTGATGCAGCAGTTAAGTATGCTCAACAGCAAGGTGTTATTGCCCCCGAAGGATATTCTCTTATCATTGCATCTGGTGTAGATTACGGTCAACATGTAGAAAATAAGGGCTACAACGTATTGTACCTAACAAAATTCTTTCTTAAAGATGAAATGAAAAAGATAATACTTAAAGCTATAGAGAATGCGAAGCAAAATAACTAAGAGTGAGCCAACTGACCCACTCTTAGTTTAGTATAGATGTCCGTAATTCTTATAAGAAAGGCAGGGCACTATCTGCGCTCTGCCTTTTCTTTTTCTCTTTGCTTTCGTTCAGCCCTTGCGAGCCGAATTTCTTCATTAATCTCGTCCATCGTCATATTGACGTTATTCTTCCTAGCTTCTTCTATGAGAGCATTAAAGGTCTCCATAGCTTTCTTCTTTTCTTCTTCTGTCATAGTTTATATATTTTGGCTAACACAAATGTCCATATTTTCGGGATAGCTCTATTAACTCATTGGTATAAAACTCCATTTCTTCTACTACAGATTTATCGTTTAGCCAGTCTTTCTTTCTTAACTTACATAGCTCCTCATTTATCAAGCTTCGTGTGCGCATATACCACTCACGCAAAGCTTTTTGCTTTTCCACGTTTTGATAAAGCTCTTCGATTTCTTCGTCTGTAAAGAGGCGTTCTTCTTTTGTATCTGTAGCTTTATCTATATGCTTCTGAGCTCTCAGTTTCCTTTTATATACATCATCGAAGAAAAGACCAAATCTAGGATTTTCTTCGATTTCCGATAATTGTATAACCTGATGGTATTTCCTATCCTTATATAAGTTGATAGAAAGGCGACTCTCACAATACCCTGTATGATGTCCTTTGATGATTGCTAACTTGGCTTCTTTATTGCAGTTTTCTATATCGCCCTTTTTAAAGTAACTAACCATTAGATTACAATGCACAAAATAATCGTTAGGATATTCTGCTTCAATCCACTTACCCTCTTCTATAGCCTTATCATACTCCTTGTGAAAATTAAGGTCGCCCAACAAGCATCCTTTAGGGATGAAAGATTCAGCGGCAACCTTTTTATCGCTAAGACTGTCGCTCACTGATGATATTTTTATCGTACTTATGTCGTCTTTGCGATTTAGGTACGATTTTAGTTTATTGATAAAATCTATCATCTCTTCAAAACTCTTATAGAGTTTACAATAGGATTGCGTTCTATAATTATTCTTTGCCCGTCTGCCGATAATAAGCCATCAAATGTTATATTCTTGCCATCCTTTGTATAGGTAAAGCTGATAGCATTATTTGAAATTTCATAATTAGCAGGAATAGTATATTCGCTAACATCTTCATTATATACTTCTTTATTAGAGTAAGTATATTTTGTTTGATATGCTACACATCCCTTACCATCAAGCGGAATAAAGAGAGTACCGTCAGCTCTGTAAATACCATAACTATATACAGTAATCTCTTCATATCTATTATAGCCGAATCTTACAATATATGAGCCTTCGCTAAATTTATAAAGGTTTTCCGTTTTGGTCTGATTAGCCTTTGCTTTGGTTTTCGTAACCTTTACCTTAAAAGTACATTTGTTTGCATCAAAAGAAGCTGTTATTGTAGAGTCGCATTCATGTTTATTTTGCTTGCATAAATCCCAGAACCAATAACCTTCTTCTGTTTTGGTCTCCTCTGTATATTGGAAACCGACAACCTCATTCATCTTTGCTTCTATCTTGGTATTTGGTTCTGTTTTATCAACGGCAACCAATGAAGAGCTATGGAACGAAGTTTCGTCTGATACCCAGCTTGTATTCTCTAATTTTTTCTTTTCGTTCTCTTTATTATCATCGCTTGAACATGAAAGATTTGTACAAGCTACGATGAGTACAAAGAGTGTCATAAATAATGCTTTTTCTTTTTTCATAATCTTATATCTCCTATATTAATATTTATAAATTGCACGATACCTACTTAAAACACGCTCTGCGGCATTATCTTTCCTTTGCTTGGTATATACTAAGGCAAGGCGAAGATAACCCGTTCTGCGCAAGCAACCGAGGTACATTAGCCGCTCGTAGCAATATGTGGCTCTGCTTAGTATTCCATCACGGAGGTAGCGTTGAGCCATTACCGCCAACTCCTTTGGTGATGCGTTATAAATCTGTGTCATAACTCGTCTGATTTGGTTATGTATGCAAAGGTAGCGAAAAAATGAATACTATATATTTATATTGCATTTTTTATATTAATATAACCTTAATTTACATATCAATATATTAAAAGCTATTAAAACATTAATAAAAATACCGAAAAGATTTGGTGGTTTCAAAAGATATTATTAATTTTGCGGTGTAAATAATTAATAAATAGGTTTAATATTTAAATTATAGGAGATACAACAATGAAAGTTACAATGATTAACGGAAAGGTAGTAGAGGCTAACGTTTTTGATTACGTTGCTCAGATTTACGAAGGTGGTAAATGGCAGGCAGTTGCCGTTAGCTCTGATTACAATGAAGCTGAAAAGAAACGTAAAGAGTATGCTGTAAAGGGCTGCTATACAAGAACAGAACAGCTTTACTAATTAATGATATATAGGAGATACGACAATGAATAAGTACGCAGAATTAAAGAAGAAGCATCAGAAAGAGCTTAATAAATTGCCAATAAAAGCTGCTTTTGGTAAAGAGCAGTTTAAGAAAATGATGGAAGAGTGGGGGCTTACCACCAACGCCGAAGATATTAGTAAGATTGATATGCTCGTTGGTGGTTGCTATTGCTTAAAGAAAGATACCCATCTTTTCGAGGAGTACTTTCAGAGAACACAGAAAGAGCTTAAAGAGTTCTTAAAGGATGATGATTATCTTAAATCAGCATTCAAATATGAGTTCGCTAACCATGAATGCGGATATACATATACACCGCAAGATGCGCTTCCTCCGCTTAATCTTACCTATGAAGAGGTTGAGACGAATGAGCGTTTAAATAGGGTCTTTAACGAGGCTTGGTGTGAATATTTAGATAAATGTGAATAAGATATGTATAAAGAAGGCGATGTTTTAGTACTTTATAATAATTGGCGTGCTGAGTATTGCATATTCATTCTACACAGAATATACAATGATGATTGGATAGAAGCTCATGCAAAGTATTCTCTCCCATTCAAAAAGCTTGGAGTAGGAGCAAATAATGCTTCTACAAACGTAAAATACTCTACGGGGTGTTTGAGAAAAGCGTATGAGGATGAAAGAGAATTTTTGTTAGAAAAAATGAAGGAAAAAGGTTATTCATACGATTTTAAGAAGAATAAACTGCTACATTCATTCAATTATGAAAAAGGAAGAAATTAAGATAAATGAGCATTGTAAGCACTATTTCTTAGGCTTCTGCCACTTCTATTTAGGTGGCTGCTGCTCTGGTATTAAATGCGGATATAAATAATTAAGATTATGACAAAGTTTATTGAGGTAAAGTATAAAGGGCATTGTACCCTTGTTAATATAGATAATATCGCTTACGTTGAACCTTCACGAAATGGCGATATAGCAACATCTATAAAGCTTAATTGCAAGACCACACCAACGGGCGGTCAAGTTATTCCCTGCGAGGATGATTACCACACATTCTTGGAGAGATTGAAAAACCTTGTTATCGTTGATAAAGCTGAGTAAGATATGAGAGCATTTGACGTACTTTTAGCCTTACATCGCTTGGATATGCGACAGGGCAAGGATTATCTTGAAGCTCCTAAAAAGAATGATTTGGAGCTGAATGTAATAGAAGGTAAGCTAAAACGGAATCATTGGTATTGGTGTGATTTCCATAAGCAACCAATGCTCGGTGAGCCTTCGGTTATCCTTACTCTTGGCGGTGGGGATATTCAATACCTTTATGAAGTAGAAAAGTAAATTAATATAAGTTATGTATCAGATAAATGTTGTAACATATAGCACAAGGGTGGACGTAAAGAACGCTCGCCGCAAAGTAGCGAATCGACAAAAGAGAATACTCGGAGGATGGTTTGAAAGCGTGAAATTAGCAAGAAAAGCCTTGAAAGGATTCTTTGAGAAGGAAGGCTATCAGATAGGCAATGAGGTCGAGGAAAAGGGCAGCGAAACCTATGTTAAGACGTTATTCTTCGGTAATATTATGCTCGAAATGGAGTATAAGATAATCAAGTGTAATTAATCTATGGCTCGTTTCGCTCTCAGAAATCAGGAGAAGATAAAGCAAGCATTCGGGGAAGAAAGGTTGGATGAGCTTCTGAAAGCATTGAAGCTGTATTCTGCCAAGTACCCGAAATTATCGTTGAACACAATCATCGAAGAGGGTAAGCCTTATCCTTCTTTTGTAGTTGATAAGGTTGCCGTACTATACGTAACTCGCCTGATGTATGATGTTTATCACGTTGCTTTAAAGGAGTTCTTATAAACAAAAAGCACCGCCCTCGGAGATACGAATGAGGACGATGCTAGATGTAAATAATTATTATGTTTAACGTTGTGAGTACATAGGAGATACGCACTCGATACAACAATTAATGCAAAAGTAATAAAAAATATTTGGTTATCTGAATATTTCTTCGTAAATTTGCGAATAATTAACATTAAAATAGGAGATACAGCTATGATAGGAGCAATTATAGGTGATATTGTAGGCTCTAAATATGAGTTTAATAACACATTTGATTATAACTTTAAACTATTTGACAAAGGTTGTAATTTTACAGATGATACTATCTGTACAATAGCCGTAGCCGATGCTATTCTTAAAAAAGGTGGTGATGAAAAGCCGAATGTCGAAGATTATAGTATCTCGCTTCAATACTGGTGTCGGAAGTATCTAAACCCAATGGGTGGGTATGGCGCAAGCTTCGCAAAATGGATTCGTAGCTCGAATCCTCAGCCTTATGATAGCTACGGAAATGGGGCAGCAATGCGAGTTAGTCCGACAGCTTGGGCATTTAAAGAAAGTTCCGATGCTATCCGTCAGGCAATAATGAGCGCAAAGGTATCACATAGCCATACTGAGGGTTTGATAGGTGCTGCTGCGGTATCTAATGCTATCTTTTCTTTGAGAAAGGGAGAAAAGAAAGATATGTTGAATATCATAGCAAACGTTTACTATGGCATTAAATGGGAGGATAGAATACCACCAAGAGGAAAATGGGCAGAAACTTGCCAAGAGTGCGTTCCTCTTGCCTTTAGAATAGTCCTTGATAGTGATAGCTTCGAGGACGCAATCAGAAATGCTGTATCCTACGGCGGTGATAGCGATACGATGGGAGCAATCGTTGGTTCAATCGCTCAGCCACTCTTTGGTATTCCACAAGAAATGAAGGAAAAAGCATTGAACTATCTCCCTTTGGATATGAAGAATGTAGTAACTAAATTTATTGATAGATATGGTGAATAAGGAAGATTTAATCAAGCACTGCCGATACTATAGAGGTGGTGAGAACCCAAATACCAACGAAAATATGGCTTGGTTTTGGGATATGGAAAGAGTGTATGTTAATAGCGAAGGAAAGTTTAAAGGTGAGGAAGAATATTATAAGAAAATCAATGGTAAGGAATATAAGGGGATTCCACATACATTGCTTATTATAATGTTCACTTCATGGGCTAAAGCAGCCTTCAATATTAAGGAAGAGATAGGTAGGTTCTATAAGCTGATAGACGAATACCTCTTTATCCCAAACGACCATTTCCCAGAGGATAAAATTCCAAACGAACTATAACGAAAAAAGGTGCGCCGTAATGGTACACCTTTTTTGTTTAATATCCGATATTGCTATCCTTTACATAAGATAAATCTCTTATTTCTTGCCCTATAACCTCGCAGTCTATGTAGGTCTTTCCACCTTCTTCATAAACCTTTGTTATTCGCATTCGTGTTCCTCTCTGAAAGAGTGTTTCGTGCTCGGAACTATATGTTGAGAAACGACTTACTCCATCCCAACTTCTTTTATCACCACAACCGAAAGCAGAGAAAGGTTCTACGTAAGCAGCCTTTGTTCCTTTTGGTGCATATATGTTCATAATAACACTTCGAGTATTGAAGCCTTTTCCTTTTCGGCTACCAGTTGACATAAAACCACCTTCTTGCATTTCCATTCCAACAAGGTCTTGAAGGTTTTTTGGCATAGAACCGCCAGCAAACTTAATTCGTGATTCAATAACTTTCATTCCATCATCACCTCTTGTAAACCACATATCGGTAGGAAGTTCGTTCTTTTCTATATAGCTTGTTATATTATTAACCTTCTCTATGAACCTTTCCTTCGTTTGGTAACTATCATATTTTCTTCCTTGTAATGGTTCATTTACATCGCAATAATGATGAGTGTATTCGTATGTGAAATCTTTTTCTTTTTCTGTTGCTGCTATCCATTGTTTGGATGCAACATCTACGAGGGTTTTATCAGCTTTTGCACCATTACCCTTATCCCATACTGCGGCATCTTTCCTTGATTGAGAGAATCGGTCTGTATCAAATACAACATTCTTCGCATTTCGTTTTGCTTTCGCATTAATAAGCGTTTCTTTCTTTTGCTTAGCTTCATAAAGCAACTGCTCAGCAAGGGTCTTATCCTTTGCGAGCATAGCATGTTCAAGGTCATAGATAAGCTTATGATATATCTTGCTCTGTGTCTTATAACCTTTTACGTCAGCATAAGCTTTATTGATATTCACCCAATCAATCGCCGTTTTTACCTCATCAAGCTTTTTGAGATATGCCGCTTGCGATACCTTCCATGTAGCATACTTCTGTTGAACCCCGTGCATATTTCCACCAAGGAAATCAACTGCCTCAAATTGCAATTTGCTTGCCTGCTTTTCGAGTGTTAAGCTTTGCCATTGAGCCAACTTCGCTTCTACGGCATCATATACTCCGTGCAATTCCTGTGACGTGAACTGCTTATGCCACTTATTGACATCAGGGATGAGAGCGGAAAGTGATAGTTCATCCTTTTTAATAGCAGAAATGGCGTTTGCGAGCGTTTTTGCTTCTTTCCTTGCTAATGTATAGTTAGCAGACTTTAATGCGCTTAGAACGGAAGAAACATCGGTTTCTCCGTAATTAGCAGCCACCTTCATAACATTCATCGCAACCTTGCGGTCAGTCCATGCAAGTTTAGTCTGATAACCTCGCTTGAATCTATCAAACAAAGAAGCTATCTCAGAAGCACTCTTTTTGTCCTTGATTGCGTAGCGGATAGCATAGTACCGTTCAAAGAGGTCTTGGCTCTTTATATCCGTAACAGATTTACTACCGAGCAGATTATGAACCAAGCCATTGTAATAGTCACGTCTATGCTTATCCCATCGGCTCTGTATCTTATCTATCTGCTCCTTAGTTCTAAGGGCGTGGCGTTCCTTTGCCTTCGCAAGTATAAGCTCCTTAGAAGAAACCGCCTTTAACCCCAATTTCTTGCGGTCTGACGGGCTTAGAAGATGTGCCCAATACTTTGTGTTATCTTGTAAGTGCCAAGCCAATTTACCCCTCATTCCTGCCTTCACGATAGCTTCGGAGTTATCCTTGATGTATTGATTGTACTTTTCGGGCATAGTGAGCACGGCAAAAGGGGATACGTAGTTACTCATATCCTCGCCAGCCATCAAGCGTTTATAAAACTCCTTCTTCTCCTCGCCTTGTATGGTGATAGGGTCTGAGGTACAGATACATTGAGGATGCCAAGAAATCCATACGTAATCTTTCGGGTAGCGACCTTCAAGGTCGTTGCATATATCATCAATATTGTGCTGTGGTGATACGTGAATATACTGACCGATAACGAACGGCTCGTTCTGCCATCGCTCATTTCTTGCCTTATGATATGCGGAATTTATCTCCGTCCTTGCTACTCTGAGAGCATTCTTTCTCGCCGAGCGGTAAACACCCATGCCTACTTTCTCCAATGGCTCTTCAACGAAGCGCACCTTGCCATCAATGATTCTACGTCTGCGCCAAGTTACAACATCTTTCTTCTTTCCGTTCTTCTGAACCTTGATAGTATGATAACGGCGGTACATCATATCGGGGTCGTTGAGATACTTTCGTATGCTCTTGCCTACTTCCTCTGCTGATGAGCCTTTTTTGATTCCGTCCGCAATGGTATCACTCATAGCCATTTCAAATTCACTCTTTGTCTGTTGGCAGTAGTTCCAAATAATCTGAGCGAGATTCAATCCGTTCTTTGTTTTCAAACGATTTGCAATAAACGTGGCTGCGGCGGTATCTCTTGCGACCCTTATAGCTTTATCAGTAAGCATGGAATAACCCCCTATAACCATTTCATCGTGGTTATACGCTAACGCAACGCCATCGGTGATACCGCTCTTATAGCAAAGAAGGCTATTCTGATAGTAATCATTAAAGATGTCGTTCAAACGAGCCTTTAACTGCGGAAAGTTATCAAAGTTGAAAAGCACATCATCTTCGAGCACATCTTCTCCATAGCCAAGAGAGGTGAGCTTCTTGACATAATCGCTGTATAATCTGCCCAACCGCTTATTATAAACGGCGAACAGATTATTCAGTTGTTCTTTCTGCTGTTTTGATGTGAGCTTCTTTGACATAGTTATTCTTCTTCCTCTTCTTCATTGGAAACTGACTGACTTCCACTTGCGGCACTACCAAGTCCCGAAAGGGCTGCTTGCTGCGCCAACGCTTCTTCCTGTTCACTCTTCATTTCTTCCTCAACCTTATCAGGGTCATCATTGAGAGGGTTAAGCTCGATAGCACGGCGATTAGAGGTAGATTTCGCACCACCATTGGATGAAGTGATAAGTTGCAACATTTCAACATCATTCTTTGGCAGATATGGCTTGAAGACCGGCTCAAAGTCAATCTGCTCAGCAACACTCTGGTCGATACCTTTTACGTAAACTCCCGTATTACAGATGCCGTTAGCTACGATATTCGAGCGGCGAGTAAACATTTCACCGAACATTTCTGTCTTTAAATCCGCTTTCATATAAGGAGCGGTGAACATCAAACGGATAGCCGCACCCGAGGTGTTGCTGCCCAAAGTCTTCATATTCTCAAAGCTGATGTCGGCTGTTGAGGTAAATGAATAGATGATATTGAAGAGATAAGCAATTTCACCCTTCACACTCTCAGGTGATTTATCCCAAGAAAGGACGTTCATACTTGCATCACTGCCACCTTGGAAAACTGCGCCTTGCTCGCCCTTCTCAGCGAAGCCCTCCAAACGACCTTTGATAAAGTACTTAGGTGTCCCGAAGTAGTCATTCGTATCACCCCAATTTGAAATACAGGTCTCCACTCTATCAATAGCCCATTGAACATCTTCCCACTCAGCTTGGTCTTGTCTATAGTAAACGACAGGCACTTTGGTGAAGCCATGAGGTAGGGCAGAAATAAGCTTCCAACCTGCGCCATCAATATTAGTGTACTGATAGCACAATCTATCTGTATATACATCAAAATGTAGCTCAGATTTTCCAAGCTCATCATATACATAGTACTCTCGAGCGAAGCCGTCCATGATATGGAAATCGTTGAAATGAGGGTAGAGCTTATCGCCGTTTGAAGGTGAAAGCAACTGAACTCGGATTTCGCCTCGAAGCTTTCCCTCTGCGTCTGTTGGCATATACCATAACTCGGCGCACTCACATTCCTTGAAGAGGGTACGGGCAAGTCGCTTATCGAAGTACTTCATCTTGTTGTCGTGATAGCAGTGCATGATGCCGTCATATAGCTTCTGCTGCTTATCGTCCATCTTCTTTATATCAACACCATGTGTCGTAGCTTTATAGGTAACGGCATTCATAAACAAGAAACCAACAGTAAGATTTGTGATTGACTTCTGAGCAGGGATAGCGATTCTTACTGGCTCAACTTTCTTATCCTTATAAATCGGTTTCTGTGTGATAGGGTCATACTGACCCGTAGGTACTTTGATTCGCTTCTTAGGACGGAAATCCTCATCAAAGATTTTATGCTTTGATGGATTCCATTGGTCTTTAAGCACACTCAGTGGTGTCTTAAAGCCTTTCTTTCTTGCTGTCAATACCGAGCGGACTGTGCTCGCATCTTGTATTGATACTATCTGTTCTATTGCTCTCATATATGAATATTTTTTGTTATAACAAGGGCAAAGTTAGTAATAATATGACTTATATAGGCATAAAGAAGAAACCCTGTGTAAACAAAAGAAAAACGCCTATTTCGGCAGTCTTCCAATGTGCCAATGATTGCACTCACTACAAAGATATACGGAGTAACCGAGTAGCCGCTTTTTCTTTATGTATCTTGCGGCTACCTTCTCATTATCAAAGGATAATTTGGCTACTCCTCTGCTATTATAGTGGGAGCGTTTACGATGATGCTCCCTTGGTTGTTTATCATATATTCGTTTCATAAGCATTTCGATTTTAACCCATCAGACCGAGAATGTCGGCGGCTTGCATTCCGCTACCATAATCACCCAATAACTTCTCCATAATAACATATCGGCATGCATCGATGGCGTGATTATACATATCTATAGGCTCATTAAGCCACTTTCCTTCCTTGTCTTGGCGATAGGTATAATTATTAAATTCCCTTCTTACATTTGTAGAGCGTTTTGTTATATGAATTGTGTATTCTTGCATCTTCATAATACCAGCTTGAATAGAACCTGCGAACTTCTTTACAGGTTTTATATCAATACCAGCATTATAGATTTCATCAATCAGACGAGGGTCGGCACTCTCTGATATTACCTCAATATTTTTTTTATCCTTTTTCAATACCCTGATAATATCAGAAGCAAGCATTTCTGTCTGATAGCATATTTCATCTATATAGATATTCTTTCCGTAGATATACACATCAACAATCGCCGTAGGGTCATTGGAGTAACCGAAGTCAATACCTCTGTATCGGTGTCTGTGCGCTTGGATAGGAATATAATCATCAACAACTACATTCTTAAAAATTAAGCCCTCAACCATAGAGCGCAATCCCAAACCATAAATACGCCAAAGGCTCGGATTCTTCCATTTAAGGCTCTCAATCTCAGCGATAACCTTTGGTTCGAGGAAAGGATTATCCTTATAGGTGGATATAAACCAATAAGTGCTTTTCTCCTCATTTACCTGATTTATCCAATGGTCTTCTGAGAAGGAAGGGTTATAATCAAGGATAGAGAACTCCGTGGTACGCATCTGAAGCTGCTGCCATTCGATGAAAGAAAGCTCATTCGCCTCATTTACGAAAAGTATCTTACGCTTAGAACCACGCACCTTCTGCTCATTATCGGTGGAGAAGAACTCAATCCAAGAGCCGTTAGGGAAGGTATAAACGAACTCCGATTTATTCATGCACTTATCATCCCACCAACCAAAGTTGAGCATTATATCCTTAAAATCACGATAGACAGTTCGTTTAATGGAAGGCATACCAGCACGAATGATGGAAACGGTCGTTCCAGCATAGTTAAAGCAAAGCATACAAAGAAACTGCACAACACTATACGTCTTTGCACTACGACTTGAGCCTTGAAGAGAGCAAGTTGTGAACCCTGCTTCTTTCGCTGCCTTTACCCTCATGTAGTTCTTTGCTAAATATACGTGCGGCATATCTCTATTATCCTTTATCTGCTCTTATTTCTTTATTTCATCAACTGTGACTAAGGTATCGTTGTGCGAGCCACCATGTGCTACGATAAGAATCTCTTTACATACCGCTCCGTTACATTTTCCTATTCCTTGTGTATTCCAACCACAAGAAATACAGATACCTTCATTCTTTAATATTCTTGCAATCTCCTTCTTACATAAAGACCAATATTTGGCATTAGAGACATTTACCTCCAATTTCTCTTTACCAAAATCCTTATATAGTAAAGATGCTTGTGTAACACTATAAGGTGGGTCGTATAATACCATATCAGCAGAGTTAGATTTCTGCCCTTGAAGGAACTTTAATGCGTCAAGGTGATACTGAGTATCGCAGTTCGGATTTAAGTCATTGCGAATTGTTCCGAGCTTACAATCCTTTGCGAATGGGTCAATAATAACACCACCTTTATTATATTTATCAAAAAGTTCTTTGATTGGCTTTATACCGAAAGTATCACCACTTGGCATAGCCCATTTCTTCTGTATTTCCATATATTTATTCTCCTATATTTTTATCTGGCTCAGCATCCTTCTTTTCTTTCTCTTTCTGAATCTCAGCGAGAATCTTCTGATACTCTTCATTATTGGTAACAACGTGTACTTGCAATGGGTCTTGCTTAATCTGCTCGCCCTTGCTTGTAAGGTCAATACGCTGAATCTTTCCGTAGGCTCTATCAATAACTCTTTCGAGCACATCAAGCCCTTTCTTATCAAGTATTCCCTTGGCAATAATGCGTTGCATCATCGGGCGTGACTTATCAGCCAACACCGCCTTTAATTCATCTTCGGGCAGCGTAGCGATATATAGAAAAGACTCTGCGATAATCTGAGAGGAAGGCACTTCGTAACCCTTCTCCTTCATTTCCTCGATGAACAATGACATCGTCTTAGGCTTTGGTGGTCTGCCCTTCGGGTTGCCAACTCCACCTTTCTTAAACTTACCTTTTTCAAGGTTTGCAAGCTGTTTTTTACGCTTGCTTTCATCTCTTGATAATGGCATATTAATAACTTTTATTCCTAATTTATTCCCAACAATAGCTTTTATTTAAGAAAAGCATCTTTATTCTCTTTTTCCTCTGCCGCCATTTCTCGGCACATTTTCAGTACATTAAAGTACTCTCCAAGATTGTTGTTATAGAGCAGCTTTGCTATCTGCTGTACAAAAGATGACTTACGTCCATCTTGTTGTAAGGTCACTATCTGGCTCGCTGGCATCATCAAGAACTGCTCCATGATTTCAACCTTTTCCTTAGAGGAAAGAAGCTTCTTGGTAGGAAGCAGAAAACCCACTTCCTCCAAGATTTGTGTTTTGACTGACTTAACCTTCATACTTATCACCATTTACGAGGTTCATAAACTCAGCCCTCACTTGTGGGTCGTCTTTGAAAGCACCTTCAAGGTAAGAAGAGGTCATAATACCCTTCTTCTTTGCGCCTCTGAACTCTTTGCAAGAATGATGACCCTTCATCACGAGAGCAATACCAAGTGGTGGGTATTCGCTACCGAGAGCATCTTTTAGCATATCTACGATGTCGTGTACCAATCGCTCCTGTATCTGTAAACGAGCGGAGCAGTAATCAACTACACGACCAATCTTAGAGATACCGAGAATCTTGCCCTTTGGGTTCGGAATATATGCGAACCAATACTTGCCCCAAAACCAAACACAATGATGCTCGCAGTTTGAATGAAAATCACCTTGGTCGATAACCATGTTATCACAGGCAGTACCATCCTTGCCGTTATCAAAGGTGGTAATCTTTGGTTTCTGTGATGGGTCGTAACCTCTGAATATCTCTTTCCACATTCTGATAATGCGGTCAGGTGTGCCCTCTAAGCCCTTGCGGTTAGGGTCTTCACCGATATACTCCAAGAGTTCTTTGATATGATTCTCTGCTGTTTCTTTTGTAATCTTAGCCATATTATTAACCTTTCCAATATCTTTATAATCTTGTTTCTCCTCCTCATTAGGCTCATATACCTCATAAGAAGTACCGCATTGCATACAATGATAGTAATCCACTACGGAATCATCATCCTCGCTGCGGTCACCTGATGAATCCCAACAAAGTTTCCCACCGCAATAAAAGCAGATAGGACGATACTTTGTCGGGGTTTTCTTTTTATTCTTGCTCATAGGCGAAATGATTTATTTCACGTTGAGAATCTTCTGCTGCTGTAAAGAAAGTCGCCACTTAGGGTTAGCCTCTACGAAAGCAACAGTCTGTTTCAGAATCTCGGCATTCTTCTTTGCATCGCCCGTATCACAAGGTTGAACGTAGTAGTAATCTGCATCAATACCACAATCGGTAATCTCGTGCTCACCATCAAAGACAACCTTCACCTCAGTAGCTATCTTTATGATAGGTTCTGCGCCCTTAACGAATAAGCACTTAGGAGAGCAAGTAACCCAGTTGATACCACCAGGAATCTTGTGCGTTCCGTTGGTCTCCATAGCAATATAATAGCCCCAATTTTGGAGAAGGGTGGTAAGCTCCTCATCCACTTGCAATGTAGGCTCACCGCCCGTAAAGACAACGAACTTGCAATCAGGTGAGAGCAACTGAATCTTATTCAGAATATCAATAGCCCCCATTTCCTCATACTTCTTAAAATCAGTATCACAGAAAGGACACTTCAAGTTACAACCCGAGAAGCGGACGAAGATAGCCGCTCTACCTGCATGTCTTCCCTCACCTTGGATAGAGTAGAAGATTTCGTTTACTTTATACTTAGCCATTAGAGAGCCTCCTTTCCGTCAATTTTATCATCGTCACAATAAACAGCGATATTGCCTTCACTCTCCTGTACCTTTGCCTTGTAGCACTCTGGGAACTGCTCAGTAACCCACTTAGCCATATTCTCAGCGGTAGGATTGAAAGGCAAAAGTTCATTAAGATTTCCGTGGTCGAGATAACCATGAATCTTCTGCTTAATATGCTTGAAGTCCATCACCATACCATCCTTGTTCAGCTTTTCAGCCTTGCAGTAGACAGTAATAATCCAATTATGCCCATGAAGGTTGGCGCACTTGCTTTCATAAGAGAGATTCAGCTTATGACAAGCGGCAATCTCCATTCTTTTTGAAACGTAATACATAATTTTTCTTCCTTTTATTTTGTTATTTCAATTTTTATTCTTAATTTTGCGACCGAGAGGAATAAATCGGGTGGGTCAGTACACTGGCTGCTCGATTTCATGCTTATTCTTCAAAGGCAAAGAGGTGTACCTGCTTTGCTGTTTTTATCAAAGCTTATGGCGATGAACATTGCCTGATAAGCCAACAACAATAACTTCTTTTAAGTTACCTCTTTCATTTCCTTTTGCATGAGTGAGATACATAGAAATTTGGTCTTTGACATATTCCTTTGTCATAGCCTTGTTATTCTGTATGAGGATAGCAACCTCTGCCCCTTGCTTTGCAGCACTCTTCAACGCATTCTCTACCTTATAGGCACTCGCCGAGTTGATGGTTTTCATATCCATCACGGCGTGCTCTTTGAAGCCATCAGTTTTCTTCGCTCCCGTTATATACGACATTTCGCTCATTAAATATATACGATAGCCCTTCTTTGCAAGAACTTCTGCGGCATACATTTCCTTATTGGTGTTCGGGTCTGCAATTTCATTATGATGTTTATGTACCACATAGTAACCGCCGCTCTTATCGAAGTAGCTATCTTTATAGTTGCCCGTAGAGACGATGGCTTGAAATTCTGATTCTCTCTTAGCCATCGTCTTAGGATTACCCGAATAGTTTCGTGTACCTCCACTCGCCTTACTCATCCTCGTATTCAGTTGGGTCAGAGATACCAGCATCACGGAGAGCTTCCTTGCGTTCCATACAAGTTCCACACTTACCGCAATGCTTCTCACCACCCTTGTAGCAACTCCAAGTTTCAGCGTAGTTGATACCAAGCTTCTTGCCGTGGCGAGCAACATCTGTCTTCGTAATATTGGTATAAGGAGCATCAATGGTAATACCCTCGTAAGTACCATTCTTCATTGCCTCTGACATGGCATCAATGAAGCCCTTGCGGCAGTCTGGATAGATAGCATGGTCGCCGAAATGGTTAGCAATAAGCACCTTCTTCAATCCATTACTCTCAGCAATGCCGCAAGCGATAGAGAGCATAATGCCGTTACGGAAAGGAACTACGGTTGATTTCATATTCTCATCATCGTAATTACCTTCTGGGATAGCTTCTGCGCCCTCGAGGAGAGAGGATTTGAAGTAGTCGTGAATAAAGTTAAGTGGAATAACAATATGCTTGATACCAAGTCGCTCACAATGCAACTTAGCAAAAGGAATCTCCTTCTGATTATGATTAGAGCCATAATCAAAAGAAATAGCAAGAGCAATGCTCTCTTTCTTCTCATGCAGGAGAGTTACTGAGTCCATACCTCCTGATACAATAATCAATGAATCTTTCATAACTAATTAAAATTTAAATATTTATCTTTTATAATCTTGCACGGGCGTACTTCATAAAGCGTACCCACTCGCCGAAATTATGTGCAGCAACCAACTTTGAGCGAAGTTTCTTGCCCTCAGGTGCTTTGGTTTTATCCATAGTTCCGTTCTTGGCATTGAACTTATATATAGAACCGCTCATATTACCATAAAGCCAAGCTGTAGAATCCACAGAATCAAAGTGATACGTATGCAATCCTCTGATATTTGTATATCCAAGGGCATGTATCTTGCAGCCATATTTATGTGCTGTCTTTACGAACCAAGGAAATAACTTCTCATATTTATTGATAGGTATCTCTTTAGTCACGATGCCACCAATAGCCACATAAGGGTAATTCTTGCACATTTCAACAAAATACTCTTTTCCTCGTGACTTATGCCAAACGGGGATAGGCTTACGTCCACTTAATCTTTCGAGCTTTTCACGAAGTCTTTCAACCTCTCCGATACCAACAACGGAATCAATATCAAGCTCAAAGAAGTTCTTTACGTTCCACTTCTTAATGAATGCAGCATATCCTTCTACGTATTTATCGAAGTTAACTACACCTGCTCCCGACATAAATGTGAAAGCACCACTATCTAATAGGAAATTCTGAAAATTGCCTATCAATCGAGGAAACTCTTTATTATTCTGTAGATAATAGTAAGTTTCCAATATATTTAATCCTTCCCAATCGGCATCCTTACCGTTCTTTACTGGGTGTTCACCTGCTAAAAAAACTTCCATAGCCTTTTTATAAACATAGGGTCTGCTTAAAGTCCCTGCTATATATAATTCTATACTAACACTTTTCCAAAACTTACTAAGATTTCCAGTAAGCCCCCCCGCAAGATAGACTTCCATATCTCTATTATTTTATTTCCACACCTTCGTATTCGGAAACGGCAGACTTGATAATCTCCTTAATCTCATCTACCTTATCTTCCAACTCTTGCGGAATATGGACGGAGAGCTTAATATCTTTAACTTTGCTCTCGGTATTTTGAGCATCTTCGAATAGCTCATCAATATCGGTATCATCCTCATCGGTATTGAGAAAAGAGCAATCAACACCCCAATTCTGCAAATCATCGGTTTCCCATTCACCATTGGCAAGCTCATCCCAATCCCAATTACCTGCTTGCACGTTATCCTTGATAGCATACTCCTTGATTTTCTGAATTGGGGTATCGGTCTTCAAGACGAAACAAGGCAGCTTATCGAAGTTCGTATTTCCACCGATGCGTAACTCGTTAGCCACTCTGAGGCGCATATTACCGCAGATGGTGACGTATGTACCATCCTCCAAGCCATAAACCATCAAAGGCTTGTACTCTAAGAGCTCTGGGCTATCGGCGAGTGACTTGACGAGCTTGTCGTGCTCGCTCTCCTTTAAGTAGCGAGGGTTCTTTGGAACGCCATCAATCTGCCCCTCATTATAGAGGAGCTTTGTAATGTCAATCATTTCACGAAAACCCAGCTTTACAAGAAGCTCATCCTTTGCGATGGATGGGTTCTGTGAGATTCTCTTTTCTCTTGCCATAATTTTATTATTTAATAATTATTATTTGCAAAGTTACGGAGATTATTCGGGTTTTAATAGAAAATAATAGGTTGCGTGTAAACAAATAAAAAAGCTACCCATATAATGAGTAGCCTTTGAAGTTATCATAAAATATTATACCTATTATATATAAGAAAAGCAGCTACCTATCACAGGCGGCTGCTTATAGACTAATAACTAACTATTATTTTCATTTAACCAAATCTTAACTAATACATATTGTTATGACACTTCAGAACCTATATTCCACAATTTCCGTTTTGCTGATGCAAAGATACAAAAGAAAGCGAGATACAGCAAATAAATGCCATATCTCGCATAAACAATCTTACTTTTCCTCAATCTGTTTAGAGACATTATCTGTTCGGAAATCCTCAATCTGCTTGGAGAAAGGGGTGAGCTTATCAAGCTGCGCCTTAACAGAGAACTCTTCTCCGATAAAGGCAACACCTTCGTGAATCTTCTGCAAGGCGGCAAGCTGCTTCTTTGTAGTAACAACGGGGTTGATGTAGATGCAACCTCTATGGGTCTGGGCGAACCGCCGACACTCAGCACCGCCGCCGTAGATAACAAATAGCGGCTCTTTGCCCTCTGCCCAATCGCTTGCAATGGAATACTCAAAGGCGAGGTTATTCAGTCTATCCGAATATCCACGGGTAGCGAAGGCACGCCATCCACGAGGTACGCCAATCATATTGAGGCGATAGAACTTCTGCGCAACGTTGAGGTCAACGAAGATACCGATACCCTTACCTTGCATACAACGGGCAATCCAGCGTTTCTTGTAGATAGCCTGCAAGCCGAAAGATACGGGCATTTCATTATATAGGGAGAAGTTCGGCTCAACGATAACGGCAGGGTGATGCTGCAATATCTTCTCAGGGTGCTCGTAGATAGCTGAGAAGCGGTAATCATCGGTATAGAAGTGCAAAGAGCCTTCACCATTGAGGTTGAAGGTTCTCTTCTGTTCGCCGAAGCAAAGGAAGGGTGACTGACACTCCTTTGCTTGCATATCAATATCGAGTGTCGGAATCTCTAGGTCATTGTCCGTTGGGAAGAGCTGGTCGGGCAGGGTAAGCTCATAATCTGTTCTTTTCATGCTTTGTTACTTTTTAAGAGTTCTACGATTTGGTTATATATAGATAAGGTGTACTTATCCTTTGACTGAACGTATTGCATATACTTTCGTGCTTGGTTGATTACGTTTGCTCTGGTACGGCAGAGTAGGCGAGCCGAGCGGTCGGGGTGAATGCAATAATCACGGCTTATGAGGCAATATAATCCTCTAAGGGTGTTGAGCTTGACGGTCTTCACCGCAGAGCAAAGTTCCATGAACGTAACCTTGCCTACCTCACATACCGCTTGCATGATGCGGTCGGAGAGTTCGTACTGCTGATATTGATTGTATATCATACGCTATTACTTATTATTTGGTTATTAATAGAAAATATAATGCAAAGTTATAAAAATCTATTAAAAAGCGAATAGAAACTATTAATTATTTTAAATTTATTAATAGAAAAGTTGGTTATTTGACAGATTTTTATTAATTTTGCGGTGTGTTTAAGATAGAACACTATCACTTAGCGAGTTTATGGGGAACTTTCTAAAGTGTAAGATTTTGGATTTACGTGAGCCGCAAGGCTACTAAATACGGAGCAGCAGAGAATCCCCATTTCTTTGCTGCTCTTGACTTTTTAAAGCATCTGTAAAATGGAGATACGCAGAAAGATATTGAACGATATGTATTGCAATCCCGAACTAAGGAAGGCAATTGCATTTTCCCTTTTCATTAAGACAAGGGTCAAGTCTTCTGCCGTGCAAAGATGGAGCATCAATAAGCTTCACGAAATCACGGGAGTAAGTGCCTGTGCTGTCCGCAAGCGTATTGATACATTGAAGGCTCTGGGCTTGGTTGAGTTCACGGGCAAGAATAATCGTTGCCTCGTCTTCAAGTCTCTAAAAAGTCATACCTCTCACAGGAACGTCCTCGTTCCTAATATCGAGTTTATTTCAAGGAATGATTCTAAAAAGAATGCCTATGCACAGAATGTAAAGTTCATAGAAGATACCTTATCTGCTATGCTTATCATTGATGTACAGAATCGAAAGAATTACGCTAAGCAAATGATTCAGCAGTCTAAGCACCCTAAAGGCTTAAAAGAGTTGAAGGCGGCTAAGAAGGTTTGTAATCGTTTTGGCTACGGCGATAAGTTTAGAGAGAATGGTATATCATATAAGTATATAGCTGAGAAGTTAAGCGTAAGCGTACAAAAAGCTTTTGATTTGGTAAAATTCGCGGTCAAAAACGAGATTTTATGCAAATACAGAAACATAGAAAAACGTTTTTTATCCTCTATTGACTATATAAAGGATATGATACTCAATAACTATACTTATATCAAGGGAGGGGTAGTCTGTAGGGTGTATGCTAATACCTATGAGGTAATGGAAGGCTCGCCTTCGGCTCGCTTCGCTTCTATCGTGGTATATAATTAGATTATAAAAAACTAAGATTTTGTTTAACGTTTAAATATAGGAGATACAAAAATGTTATTTGAGAAAATTAGTCGTAGATGTCTGCTTACTTTGGATGGGGGGGCAAAGATTCAAGCTATTCTCACTATGCCGAAGCCGATAAAGCCCATCTTCCCAAAGGAAATGGAGCGTCAGTTCATTAAGAATTTCAATGAATCGCAGCCAAATATGGTTCATAAGGTTATCAAATGTCACATAATGAGAAATTAAGCGTATGGAAGATTTACCTATAGGCTCAGAAATCGTCTTGAAGGTGGTTGAAAGCGAGACAGAAGAATGTAATGGTTGCTTCTTTGACGAGATAAGCAGCAATATTTATGAAAATATCTGCAAAGATATTTGTTGTGCCGCAATCGACAGAAAAGACGGAAAGAATGTTCAATTTAAAAGAGTGAAGTGATATGGAGACAAAAAATAATATAGCGGCTATTTTAAAGGATAAACCGCAAGGAACTAAGTTGTATGACTGGTTGCATAATATAGATGTAGAGTTAGATACTATCAGTACTACAGATACAGAAACAGTAGTTTGGTGCACGAATGAGACTGATAATAATACTACTTGCCATCGTGGTTATTCCGAATTTGGTACTGTAAGAGGATGTTTTGATGGTTTACAGATTCTCCTTCCTTCAAAGGAAATGCGTGATTGGCGCAAGTTCGGTTGGCAGAAGGGCGATGTACTAGTTAGCAATGATAGCGACAGACATATAATCTTTAAGGGTTTCTCAAAAAATGATTATACTACATTTGAAGGTAAACACTGGATTAGTGTAAGTAAAAAGAGACATGTATTTTGTTTGGGAATGCAGAATGTACAAGACTATCATATTGAAGATAACAAAGATTCTGCTCAGACCTACATCAACACCATCGAAGAAAAGTTAGGTGGCACGCTTAATCGTGAAACCTTGGAGATTGAAAAGCAGTATGAGTTCAAGGATGGAGATATAGCTTTTGCCGACTATGGTAATAGACAAGATGTATTTATAGTATCAGGCATAACTGGTTTATCAGAAGGTTATAGCTCATTTATTTCTATAGATTTAAGTAGTCTAACTTTGAGTATGGGCTGCAGAACTACTTTCTTTAAGAAAGACCTTTGTAAACTTCGCCTTGCCACAGAAAAAGAGAAAAAACAGCTCTTCTCAGCTCTCGAAAAGAAAGGAAAGGCTTGGGATGCTGAGAAGAAACAGATTGTGGATTTGAAGCCAAAGTGCGAGTTTAAGCCATTCGACAGATGTATTTGGAAGATACGGAATTGTGAAGGCTCTATATGGCAAGCAAGTTTCGTTTCTTATGTTGATGAGTATGGTGCTACTCCAATGGGTATGTCTATAGATGAAGATTTGGTTAACTTAATTATCCTTCCTTATAACGACCAGACTAAGCTCCTCGTGGGTACTACCGATGAATGGGAAGGAGGTGAGCAATGATTAGAAACGATGCAAAGATAATTGTAACACCAACTAGAGTATCACTTAAAGAAGCCTTGATAGAAGAAGTAGTTAAGGCACTCAATGAAGAAACTTCCATCTATAAGAATTATGAAATCTCAGAAGTAAAACTTGTTGGCAACCCTCCTAGTGGCAAGGAAAGCCGCAGAACGAGGAGAATGTTAGAACTTAGAAAAAGAAAGGGTAGATTATGAATGATGATAATAAAATAGAAGCTGCAAAGGAAGAAATCTACGAGGATAGATTCTTGCTTAATGGTGAAGAGATAGTCTTCAACAATGATGAAAAGGAAGAAATGTTCTACAAAGAGGACATCAAAGAAGCCATTGGACTAGGTGCTAAGTGGGGTATCAATGAGCTATTGAAGGACATGTTTCACCCTGCTAGCGAAGTTCCACGTAACGACAACGGAAAGGTTCTTGCGTTCTCAAAAGAATTCGGTAATAGAAAGCTCTACGATATGAACGATGAGCTTGATAAAACCACTTGCGATACATATAAAGAAATGTGGGAAGAGCAAGTCAATATATTCCATTTGTCTGATTGGATATTCGTAGAAGAGTTGTTTGACTTAATTACGAAAGGAGGCAACCATGATTAAGACAGTTACTATGTACTCTGTCGTTTGTGACAGATGTGGAAAGACCTTCATTGATGAGTTTAATGGCATCGGGGCTTGGTTGGACGAAGGAACTGCAAAAGAGCAAGCAATGGAAAGCGAATGGGCAGAGATAGGCGATAAGCACTACTGCCCAGATTGCTATGAGTTTGACGATGAGTTAGATGAGTACGTTCCTAAAAAGAAAGGAGGAAGCAATGAAAGAGCTTAAAGATTTGGTGGCTGGTGATGATGTTCTAGTTATAAGTAGGTATTATAGACGTATCGCCAAGGTTGATAAAGTGACAAAGACTCAAATTATTGTTAATAACGCTAGATTTAGAAGAGATTCGGGCTGGCAATGCGGTGGCGATAGCTGGAGTAGGAAGATAATATCTGTTCCTACAGAAAAGGAAATATCAGATATTAAAGAAGAGAATCTTCGTGAGACTCTCATCTACGCTATCTGTTCTTTTGATTTCAAACGCTTATCAACAGATGAGTTAAAACAAGTGTACAATATCGTAAAAGGCAAAGAAAATGAAAGAAAATAAACACTCGTTAAAGATAAGTCGTAGCTACTTTGGCGAAACTACCCTTGATGGTTATCCTATAGCTACATATTCGAATGATGAATTGAAGATTCTAAAGAACCTGCTAGAAAAGGTTCTGTGTGAAGTAAATGAATATATAAAAGACTAGGCGTATGAAAGAGTTTAAAGTTGGCGAAAGAGTTACTGTTACTCTTGAAGTTGTTGAACATGACACTTGTGAAGGATGCTTCTTTAGAGGAGTGGCTGGCTATTGTGGCGCAGCTCCACTTGGATTGAAGTGTCTTCCTAAATATCGTTCAGATAAAAAGAATGTAATCTTTAAAGAAGTAAAGGAGTAGCTATGAGTAGAAATTTAATGAGAATGGCGTTGATGATGGCTGCTACGGCAGCTTACGCACAAGATGATATTTTCGGGTATTCAAGCCCTAGACTTGATACACCGAAAGGCAACATTCCTTCCGATAAGCAGAAGTGTTAGCCAAAGGCGCAGCATGAGTTCACCATCAAGGGAGTTAAAATTATGGCAGCTTCAAAGAAAGATGCCATCAAAAAGTTTAATCATCGTAAAAAGTAAAGAGATATGTTATACGAAGCAAAACAAGGGACAAAGGCTTATGGATACATTAAGAGTATTCTC